TCATTTCTTTTCCCCTCTCAATTTGATAACCTGTTCTCTTGTAGGTACTACAAATAACGGTGTACCCTGGTTCTGTTGTTTTTTGACTTTCGCATAACAAGTAGGCCCATATCCCCGTGCCATGGACTGGGTTGTTTTCAACGGTCTGTGGCACCGTTTGCATCTTACTAATTCCACATTCTTGTCCTTCCTTAAAAGAGCCAATACTTTTCTGAACGCATCCTCTATTACTCCCATTATAATACCTCCACTAATAAATAATCTAAGGCTAATTCCTGTGGAACTTTGCCAGTTTTAATTCCCTTTTCCATAAACCTAATCTTACTTAAATTTGTCACCAATTGGCTTATACTCCACCTGTGGGAATTACCTTTTACCTGATTAACCACCCAAGGTGTAAGTCCTGTTCTTTTGGATATATCTCGCCCATCACACGCTTTAATTAATAGTAGGTTTTTAAACCCTCTATATATTAAACTCAAAGCACCCATTGTACTGTTAGGGGCTAAATAAGGTTTTAAGTAATACAAATCAATTAGATTTCTTTCCAGTATACAATTTATAAAATCAAACAATATATCTGTTTCCGAAATATGTATAAGGTCATCTGCCATTGCCATCTCATATACATCGTCTATATTGGTATTTCCGGTAGCGTCTTGTAACTGCTTTAGCTTATCGCACTCAAGCATTATACGGGTGTAATCTCTACCACAATCTAATGATAGCGCCCTAGCATACCTGTCTGACATACCAATAGCGTTATTGACATATTTGGATAATACTTCGGGTGGCAAATATTCAAACTCTGTTAATTGCTGTGAGTGTTGTTTGTAAAATTTACTACGCTTATCCAATTTTGTGTATAACAATATAACTGAATTGAATTTCTGGAATTTACCTAATTTCATTTTATCCCATACCTTTTCTTGCTTTAGGTAATCCATATCATCTCTAACGATATAGCATTGTGGTGTAGTTATGAATCCAGTTGTACCGGCTTTTTTTATAACCTCAGTAACAGTTGACAACCTAACTGGTTTATTACCACATATTGCTGCTAACTTATTAATATATATATTCATTATACCAATCTCATCACCTATAAATACATATAACGGATGCCATACTTTATTTCCTATTTCAACTTTTAATTCATGTAATTGTCTCACAAGTCCTCCAAATCAATCTCAACTGTAATATCCATGCATCCACAAGAAACGATAAATTGATACCTTTAATATCTAATTCTGAATTGTATGAACTTGTGCATTGTAAACACCTATATATTGCTTTAGAAAATCCATCTTCTTTTAATACTTCTAAATAGACATTGCTAACTGCTTTAAAAAACAATCTCAAGTCCCATCCTTCTCCGTCTTTTTTTAATTTTAGCTTATCAGTAATTTTGAAAGCATTCACGCCATCCGCTTTATGGATACCAGTCACCACCTTGTATATGTAATTATAAAAGAATTCTACATCATATACTACCAGTAAATCAATATCCCCCGGTGTTGTTGCTATATTACATATTAATTCTGCCTGTACTGCTGTTGTATCTGTGTATACAACTTCTATATATTCATACAGTTGTGACCTGCTATATGGTTCCATTGTTAAATTAAATGCTCTACTATTTATTGTTGATAGCATTGTTTGTGGTGTTGTCATAATAAAGTATGAGAAGTTAGGTGGTTCTTCTATCACTTTTAATAGTGCATTCTTTGCTGCTGTGGACATTGTATTGGCATCCGCAAACAAGTATACCATCTTACCTCTATGTTTATATGCCAACCGGGTTATATTTCTTACATCATCCACCTTTAAGGAACTGTCTATAATACTTGCATTTAGTTTTTTAGATATAATTTTAGCAAGTGTTCTTTTACCACTACCAACTGGTCCGGATAATAATGTAAATCTTGGATAACCATGTGCTATTAAATTATCAACCATTTTAAGGTTTTTTTCCTGTCCTATCATGTGTTCACCTCAGTAACAAACATAAGTGAAGTTACAATTAATGCTTTAGGTGCTGATTCCCATTTTATATCCGCATGAAGTTTAACAAGTGCTTCCAATATTATTATAAATGGTGTCTTACTTTCTAAGTCATTTATAACATTCAACTTCTCTGCATAATATGATGGCAAATATAAATATTCCATACTGTTCAATAATTCAAATTTCCTGAGGTCCAATACAAAATTCATTAATTGTTTAACAAACTGCTTAAGGTCCATTCCTTGTCTATGTATATGTTCTATTGTTACAATTAGCTTAGCTGTATTTCCTGTCATTATGAGCTCTACAACATCAAACAATATATCATAATTTACTGCCCCCAACGCACTTACCACATTTTCTAAAGTAAGGTCATCTGAGAAGCTTAAAGATTTATCCATTAAGGTTATTGCATCTCTTAATCCGCCGTCAACAAGTTTTGCTATATATTCCAATGCTTCTGGTTCATATGGATAAACATCAACGGCATGAGCATTATCTGGGTCATCTTTTTCCCCCTCTGCTCTCAGTATAAATTCTAATCTACCCACGATACCCTCATATGATATTCTTTTGAAATCATAACGCTGTACTCGAGATAAAATTGTATTGGGTATCTTCTGAGGGTCTGTTGTGCAAAATATAAATATAGTTAATGCTGGTGGCTCTTCAATTAGTTTTAACATTGCATTCCAAGCCCCTGTACTCAACATATGGCACTCATCTATTATGTATACTTTAAACTCTGAATCAATTGCTCTGAACCTGGCTTCATCTATAATGTTACGGACATTTTCTACACCATTATTTGATGCTGCATCTATTTCAATTGGGTTACCTTTAAACTGATTCAACTCATTGGCAAATATTCTTGCACAAGTTGTTTTTCCAGTACCTGCCCCTCCGGTAAACAAATAACAATTCTGGTGAGTTTTTGTTTTTAATTGCTGCTCTAATATTTTCTTTATATTATCCTGTTCAACTACATCTTTGAAATATTTTGGTCTATATTTAACTGCTAATGATTTCATTATTTCTTCTCCTCAAATCCTTGATACTTACATAAATAACCTATTACACAACCCATATCTACAGTAGCCATATCTTGCATATACTGAAGCATAAATTCAGTTGACTTGTCATTATCGTTACAATAGTTATATGCCATTTCAAGTTTTGTTTTTGTTATGTCTTTCATTCTTCCTCCTCCAATAATTCTACAAGTGTCTTAAAAAGGTTCTCATCTATAATATAGAAATTATTGTTATTCTGTAGACCTCCAAAATTAAACACCAAAGCCCAATATCTTTTTCTCATACTGAAGGCTTCTTCTTTTAATTTATCAAACCACTTCTTTTTTATTGAGAAACTTTGTGATTCTGTTGCTTTTGTTTTGGCTTCTATTAGAAACTGTTCTGATATTACATCACCTTTCATAAAGGGTGTAGCACCGCTATTGGGTTGTTTTCTGCCCCCAATAGCTTTAGCAATATGCTTTTCTTGTTTGTTACTGAGCAATTTATAGTTTGCCACTTTTTAACTCACTCCTAATCAACATTAAAATTTTACCCAAATTGTTTTCTCCTTTACCTGTTTCAATATCTTTACCCCAAAAAGTATCATGCCAATAATTCCACTCTACAATTTCTTCATCTCCTGTTTTTAACAAAAGATTTCTGTATTTTAATTTACAAAATTTGCTAATTAAAAGACTGCTCATTATTCTAATCTTAACGTGTTCCCAATCTTTACGAATATATAAAGTTTTGCCTAATCTTTTTGCTTGTCCCGGCGTACAAGTTTTAAAATCATGAATATTAGTGCCCTCTTCCCCCTTAGCTGCTTGATAAGCATTTTCTACTGATGGGAACATATGAGTACCATAATTTATGGGTGTCAATTCAAAATTACTCAACCAAGGTCGTCCACTTTCTCTGAACCCTTTTCTATCACTCATTATCAATAACCTCCATCAATAACTCACTAATAACACAGCATTTTCCAGGTAACTTCATGTGCCTAACTTCTGACGATAATTCAGTTCCAATTTCTTTAACACGTTTTGCCTCTGAATAAGTAAAAGTACCTTTTCCCTCTTCTTCATACTGCACAAGATACATCTGGTCAAGTTCTTTGTGCTTAGGAACTGGTGGATAATACCCTAATATATACCCAACACCATTTGCTTTTTTAATGTACTCTGATGTTGTTTTTACCTTAGTACCTAATGCTATTTTTTCTTTATTTTTCATCTACTTCCTCCATTACTTCAATTGCTCTTTTTGGTATCCAACCTTCCCAGGTTATTTTTCTCAATTTAAGGTCTATTTCTTTTACTGCCTCATCTAATTCTTCATCTGTTTCAAAAGGATTAATATACCCATGACTACCACACTCTGGTCCAATTCCGAACAACTGGCTAACTTTGTTTGTTAATGTTCTACCACACGACATGCACCTGTGTGCACCCCTCATAGCCTGTCCATGTAGTTGCATCCTATACATGCCTTTTGTCTCGCCTATGACGCTGCCAAACATGATACGCATTGGCATAGCTACTCCGTTGTTCCAACTATCATGAAACCCAAATTCTGTAGTCATATATCTTCTTACCATCACCATATATGTTTTACCTGATACAGCAGTTTCTTTATTTGGTTTATCAACCACCTTTTTAGTTTTAATATCAATTTCTGTAGTATTGAGACATATGGTCATTTTTCCAGTAAATCCGGAAAAGTGTCTAACGGCATCTGATACACTTTTAAATATTTCATCATTAACTTTTATAGGGCCAATATGACCGGTTAATAGTTCTAACATTTTACACCCTGCTATAACTTTCTTTTCTGACTTCCTTCTGCTCGTCTGCATCATCCCATGTTCTTTTTTTAATTTCTCTATCCAATATTGAACGCTCATATCTGATACCTTTACATATATCATTATATTCACTATTGGTTATAATGCTTGCCATAAACATATTTGAATAGCTAACTAATTTATCTTCCAAATCTTCCAACATTTCGTTTAAAATTTCTATACAACTTTTCATTATCTTTCTCCTTCTTAATTACTACACTAATATAATATACTATATTTTAGTATCCGTCAACAAAAAGATTCAAATAAAAAAAGAGGCTCCATGCCCCTTTAAATTAACTGATTGCTTCCTGTATACTTTGTGATAATGTTTTAAACAAATCTGCTCCTTCGGAGTAATTAAAAAACCTCAACAAGTCTCCCATTCCTTGAAAACTTAAATCACCCTTTTCATCATGTACAATCTCACCTGTTGCAATATCTACTATATAATACCAACTACCTCGTCTTGATATATACCCCAGTTTAATACCCATTGCAATAGTATCGGCAACCTTATCTATCCCGTCTGTATAATCCAAAGTATAGGTTCCCATTCGCCTATCTGGTTTGCATACTTTTGTTTTTAATATAGTGGTTTCAACTATATTGCCATATGGTGTTTCTGCACTCCGTCTCAACTCCTTATGATTCTCATCTATAAACGCACCTTTTCTAAATAATAACCTCATGCTACAGTTATGTTTCCAAGCCCTTCCCCCAGGGGTATTAAGTAACTTATAAGTGGATGACATATCCTCTCTCATTTGGTTAATTCCTATAATAGTACACTTTGCTTTAGCACAAGCAGAAGCTGCTTTTTTTGAGAATAATGTAAGTGCCATTGATATACCGCCATAGGTTCTTTCCTCCATTGTTTTCTCATATGCTTGAGCAGATAACATTACAGCTAAACTATCTATTACAACAAGACCAACTTCACCTGTTTCTATAAAATTCAGTAACATTTCAAATATCTGTTCTGCTGTCTGTGTCTGAGGTTTTATAATAACAATGTTAACCAAATCAACACCAATTTTCTCAGCCCAATTCTCATCCAAAGTATTTTCACAATCAGCATATATACACTTTCTAGGGCCTTTTGTTTTAAGTCGCTCAATACGAGTCAACTCTGCTTTGGTAGGTTTTTTACGGGCCTTAAATGCTTTTATTTCTACTTCTAATTCTTTTATAAAAACCTTCTGAGCATTTGCTACAAGGTCTAATGCAGTAGTAGTTTTCCCACTTCCTTCTTCCCCCGAAAACTCAATTAACCTACCCTGTGGTATCCCCCCATACAACATATAATTAACAGTTGGACTGCTGAGAGGTATTTTCTCTTCATGTATTTTTAACAAGCCCATAGAAATTATTTCTTCTTTGTATTGTTTATTAACATCTTTAATTAGGTCATCAAGTGTTGGCATATTTTGCTACTCCTTTTGGTTCATTATTAAGTTCAGTCATTCTTCTGGACATGATTTTTTTAATACTCTGTAGCACTTCATTAGCAATTGTCATTCTCAGTTTAATTTTTTTATATGCCCTATCATATATGACATTTATAACATATTCATTCTGAGTAGACAACTCTGCTATTGCTGTTCTTGAGGCTATTGTGCCAGATGCCTCATTATAGGTTTCATTGTGCAATTCCATTTTTATAGCTTTTGCTATATCCGCTTTTATACCCAATGTTTCCTGTGCTTCACTACCTATATACATTAACACCGGCAATGCCAATACCATGTCATCCAGTTCAATATCTGAGGGTGGTTTTTTATCATCATCTATAATAGATTTAATAAACCTAATATAATTATCCAACTCACCACAATACTCTTTTACAAGTTTATCTACCATCTCAGTAATTAACACGCTGTTGGTATTAACTCTACTCTGTAATATTTTTAGCTTACCACTGTTAAGGTCACCAGCTAATGCTACATCTTTATTTCCAGTCGTCATTATATTCTTCCTCTCCTGCTAATGCTATAAATTGCCATACCATCCAATCTTTCAATCTTCGCATAAACTCTTTCCCGTCATATGTGTAGTATACTCTTTTCTTTTTTCCGGGACACATAATACGGCAGGATTCTTGGGCAATAATTGTTCTATACCCAATTGATTTAGCCCCTTCTTTTTTCATCTGGACTAATATTTGTATTGGTACAAAACAAGTTATATTGTGCTTTACAAACCACACAAGTATACCTGCACCCACGCCTTTTATTTTTGATTTTTCTGCTAACCCATTCCATTGCGTTTCTGATATTGCACCTTTAAAATTAAGTGTTCCACCATGTGTTGTTTTACATTCCAGATAAAATTGATATGGATATTTATACGCTACAAAATCTGAAATATTAGCAACACCCGAAAAACCAGCTGTAGGGTCTTTAAATCTATCTATAGATACCCCAGGCACTTTTTCTAATGTAGCTTTTATTATTGCCTCAAACGGTTTTCCTCTGCTTTTTGACATCTTATCCTCCTGCCCCTGAACAGACTCTTTTGTACTTACAGTAATTACAACTGTTATTCGGATACCCTACTGGCATTGGTGGAACTTTTATCCTTCGTACATATTCATCACAAGCCTCAATCTTAGATATTACGAGGTCATTTTTCATATCATCTGTTACATGCAGTATGTATACTTTTTTACCACACAAGTTTCTATTTTCATAAAGAAACATAACATCATCTATTTCTAATGATAATGAGTAGGTAGTTGCCTGTGCAAAATGTTTAGGGTCAACACCTTCTCGTTTATACCATTTTTGGCTTGCTTCTGTTTTTATTTCAAGTATGTAGTATTTACCTTTATACTTGATAATTCCGTCACATAAGAAACTGATGTTCAATGTCGTGTGCTTTAACTTTGTTTCATATCCCATTTTTTTAACCACTATTAAGTGGGTTAGCTTGTGCTCTTTAATGTATTCACTTACATCAACATATTCACAATCTATATCATATTTCTTCATCTTGGATACATAGTTTTGTATATATTCATGTCTGGCTGTTCCGCTTTCACAAATACCTACAAAATCTGCATCTGGTAATCCCTCATCCATCTCAGCGCCAACTATCTGAAAATACATATTTCTTATGCAAGTCATTGATGATGGTTTGTACGCTTGAGAAGGCTTCCGGGTACCCTGGCTTCGGGCAATTGTTCTGCCCAAATCTGCCAGGAATGATTCCGGAATTGGTGCCCCACGCTTAGCAGTCTCAATTAACCTGTGAATGTTTTTGAGAGACTTTCTAGGCATCTTTTTCCTCCGTATTCATTAACGCAATTACCTGTACAATGTTATCACTGCTCAGTTGTATTGCTGTTTCTGAACCATATCCGATAATTATAATATCATTTATATGAACAGAAACCTGTTTATACAGCACCTCAATATTAATGCTACAAATTTGTGGATGTACTACATCAGCAGTCTTATACACAAGTTCTTCAACACTTTTATCTCGGTCACTTCTTACTATTATTTTATCCATAGCAAATTCCAATGATACCTCATTTGTATCATAAGCTGATATGAATAACATCATTCTGTCCAACACTGATAACAGTTTACCTTTGGATACTGATGCTTTATAAGGTAATGCTGTACTGAGATATTCTCGAACAGAACCTATTGGATAGTTTTCCTGTTCATCAAATATATACCCATATAACTGCACAGCAGGTGTTTCAAACAATACCTGGTCGCCAACTTTATAAAATGCAACTTTTTCTGCTTTTATGCACCCAATTAAATCAACCAACTCTGATGTTAGCAATAACTCAACACCAAATACCTTACTTGATAAACAAGTTACTTTGAAACTATCTGTTGTTACAATATTATCTACTGCAAAAAAGTATCCGGTCAAACAAGGTACTTCCATTGTAATTGCTAATGATGGTTTATTTACTTCCAAAACCTTATTAAGCACATCCATGGATATAACGGTTTTATCTATACCCTCATTGTCAAACATCATTTTTGGAAACTCAATATTGGTTCCCTCATCATCTACAGGAATATCCAAGAAGTAATTCCCATTTGCTACAACTTCCAACACATTACCGTTTACCTTAAGTGTTATGGTTTCTGTAGTTACTTTGCCAATTAGTTTAGCAAACAATTCTGCTGCTACCACTGCTACAAATGCTTCACCCTCAGACGCTATAACAGTCTTTAAAAAGTTTGTTGCATCTGTTGTTGTGAGTATAAGTTTTTCCCCTGTATGTCTCACTTCCATCAGGCTTGTAATTGGAATCAACTTATTGTAAGATGCTCCATTTATTACAGTTGCAACTGCTCTCTGAATAGCTTCTGTTTTAATTTGTATCTTCATCAAATGCCTCCGCTAAAATTCTTTCTTTCATTACCTCAACTGGGAAATGAACTGCGTCATCTGCGTAACTTTTAACAAGTAATCTATTTGGTTTATATGTTTCTGCCAAATGGTCAAATACCTGTGCTACACAACCTTCTACTGTGAGTTCTTGTCCTGCCATTGCTCTCAACTCTTTTTCAACTTCGCAGTAATCTGGTATGACTTCATTAGGGTAAAATTCTACCAATACTTTGTTCGTGTACCAGTCTTTACCTAATGGACAATACGCCTGGATATTAACACTAAATGCTATTTTGCCAATACCCATGGTGTTCTTAAATTCTGCCATATTATGCTCCTTTTCTTTTCCTTGTTAATATATAGAATACCGGTGTATCAATTAACGCTAATATAAACTTGAATATATACTGTCCAATTAACATATTACCCAATACCGGCAACATATCTGGTTTCCAAAACCACCCAAATCCAATACCAAATGCTACACTTATAAAAACAACTGTATCAAGAATCTGACTTGTCATTGTAGATGCGTTATTCCATATCCACCTCATCTTATTGTTCTTGTGTTTTGTCATCCACTTGTCTCTGATTTTGTTAAACACCCATACATCCCACAACTGTGAAATGGTGTAAGCAGTTAAACTTCCTACTACAAATATCCAATTAGCTCCAAGCAACATATTGTATGCTGTTTGCATTGCCGGGTCTACTGCCGGTAAATATTGAGTTAATAGGATTAATGCAGTTGCCAATGTTTGTGCAAATATACCAAAGAATACTATTTTATTTGCATATTTTTTGCCCCAAATTTCATTGACTACATCTGTCACCAAAAAGGTTATTGCGTAACATACTGCCGCTCCAGGTAATATTACGGGAATACCAAAAAGGGTGACTCCTGTGGCAAATAACTTTGCCGTTACTACATTAGCAATTACCAGACTGACTGCGAAAAACATTGCTAATAGGGTTAGGTTTTGATTGGTTTTTTTCATGTGGGCTACCTCACTCTTTCAATTTTGTCTATATCTATAATATAGAATATTTACTTAATCTGTAGACCTCAATTTCAATACATCAAGCATATTTTCTATAGAATATTCAAATACCGCCAATGCTGGGTACACCTCACCCGGAGTTGCATATTTATCATCATGTATAATTCTATTCATTATCATTTGCGTAGCATCATCATAACTGAAATATCTATATGACCAAGGCACAGTCTCTTTATAGCTTAACCTATCCGGTACAACTACATAATTTCCAAGCGCCATTGCCTCTACTGTTGAATACCCAAAGGTTTCTTGTTCAGCAAATGATACCATTATTTTCGATTTTGCAAGTAATTCAAAATACTCTTCTCTACTTTTAGTTACTTCCATTGTTTTTATGAATTTCCAATTTGTATAACCACAAGAATGTACATCCATTTCCAATCTGTCAAACAATTCAGGATGCTTTTCCGCATCTGTTCTGTGTGGAAATACAACTATATTTTCTCGCTTATTTGCCAAATATCGTTTTCTTAGTCTGCTTGGGTAAAATGGGATTCCGGTAACGTGTATATTTTTACCATCATAATTAGCAGTATTTGATATAACAAGGTTCTTATGAAATTTTGTTGCTACAAATATATAATCAAATTCATTAAACCATGCTGTTTCTATATAGTTCCCCCAATTTCTCATTCCGTTTCTTACTGTAAAATCAAATGGGTCATAGGTTCCGGCATGTAGTATACCTGCTATTTTAAATTTTACACCTGTTATATTCCGTATATAAAACAAACTCTCAATCCCAGGAAACCAAAGGTCTGAGAAGAACAGTATATCACCGTCTGTTACAGCCTCATTCTGTATTAGCGTTATTATTCTTTGAAGCTGGTATAGTTTGTATATGTTAGTTCCACAAGCGTCTAAGACGCTACCAGCTTGTAGCTTTGTTGTAACCTTTGGCCCTAATATAGTTATATAATCCGCCCACTCCTTGTGAAACACGTCTTCAAACTGTTGAACCCAATCTGCTGTATATCTGGTTTCATATGGTTCAATTGGTACATGAATTAATCTGTTCATTTTTCTAAATCTCCATTAATAATATCCGTCACGATTGCTCCATTTTCGTCATCTTCTGATACTGTTACAACTATTGACCTTGGCGTATTATCATCCATAAAAAATCTATCAGTAATTTTTTTAATTATTACTTCCGCTATTGTTTCACATGAGAACGGCAACCCCTCGGAATCGCTACCATCTTCTTTTGTTTTCCAGTCAGCTAAAATTTTGCTATCCACAAACCGTTTTAGCATTATGAATTCAATTTCTCTCTCATTGTGAAATACCTCAATTTTTACTTCTACATGAAATACATGACGATGCGGATATTTAAGAAATACTACTTCATTTGGTGCTTCTGCATAATAATGTAAGGCTTCAAATCTGGTCTTTATAAATACAAATCTTCTCATCTTATCCTCCTAAAATAATCTTATAAATTTTTGCTGTGTTTCGGGTTCATACACATAATTATCTTCAAACCGTTTAAACACATCTAAATTATAATTCAACCGGGCCTTATAATCTGTTCTTAATTCCTCAAATTTATATCCAAAGGAATCTATTTCTTCTCTCAAGGTTATTTGAGCATATGGGCCTAAATTATCATAATGGTTTTTCTTATTTGATATCTGTTCTGATACCCATACTGAACCATATTTGAATGAGTGTATTCCGCCTATTACTGCTATCTGAATCCATGTGGTTCCATCACAACTGGCAAAGGGGAATTGTTTAAGAATTCCGGGTACCATAACACCCAATGCATGTAATTTAACATCTGGATTATCTGACCTATCTAAGAAATAAAATATCTTATTAAAGTAATCCGCTAACCGTTTACTTGTTGAACCGTGCCCACCACCAACACATATATATGGTGGCAATTTTCCATTAATTGGAGTATTAACAATTCTATTCAAAGCGTCTATATGTTCTCCATAATGAAATACTGGTAATAAATTATCATACATGGCAACCTTACCCATCATATACACATAATTTTCCCAACTGTTTTTCACAGAATCTTTTGCTGTATCAAAATTCAATACAGGGTATGGAAGTTTATCCAGTTGTATCCAAAGTATCTTCTCATGAGCATGAGTATTAATAAAATCGATATAAAAATCAACATCTACTTTAGCTTTTTTTCTGGCGATTGAAAAGGCTCCGCTATCTATCATCATTGGGGGTCTTTCTTCGGGCGATTTTGCCAGATAGTCTTTTATTAGTTTTCTTTCATTAGCAAATGACATTAGTCTATTGCCTGCTATTTTGCCAATATGGTTTTCCACATCGTTACATTGTGAACCTGCAAAATATATTTTGAGTTTATCTTTATTTGCCATTGATTTCTCCTTTTTTATTTATATCTATAATATAGAATTTAAGTTAAATCTGTAGACCTTCACCATACCAGCACTTAGTAATTTCAACATCACATTTTGCTGGTACAACTAATTCCTCTGCTGCTTTTACCATAAGGGCTGAGAAGCGTTCACCTACGATTTTAGCATTTTCTAACGGACATTCACCAATAAGTTCATCATGTACCGTAAGAAGTAAACTAAATCCCCATTCTTTTAACTGTAAGTCGTTCCCTACAAGAATCATTGCAATCTTAGTTAAATCAGCTGCACTTCCTTGTATTCTACTATTTACACATTGGCGTGAAGACTCCGCTATAGAACTGGCATTGTTTGTTATTTTTACACCGTCTTTATCCAATGCTGTTTTTATAATTGCTCTTGTTTGAGAACGGGAATAAGTGCTATCCAGCATATCAGCAAATTTTTCCATAACACTAATGGGAACCTCCGCTGGTCCATCATCATCTGCCAATGGGTCAAAATTTACAGCCGAACCAACATAACTGAATTCATACTTTGGCAATAACATTTTAGGTAACCGTCTTTTACGCCCCCAATTTGTAGTTACATAACCCAAAGTTTTTGCCATTGTTTGACTATCATCCATGAACTCTTTTAACTTTGGAAATGTTGCCATTATTTTATTATATGTTGCTTTAGCTTTTTTAATTGATATATGTAAATCAGCTGCTATAGCTGGAACCTGTTTGCTATATATAACACCCAATACAACTGCTTTGGCTTCATTTCGGCGTCTTTTGCCGTCTTTATTTTTACTACCATCTGGTCTAAATTCTAAGCACTCTTCATATGGTTCTCCAAATGCTACAGAAGCTACTGCTGCATAAATATCTTTATCCTCATTATATGCTTGTATCATGTATTCATCACCACTCATATGTGCTGCCAATCTTGGCTCCTGCTGTGAGTAATCACTTGATAATAAAGCATAATCTTCACGAGCACAAAACATCTTTCGTATATCCTTATTTTCGGATGGTATATTTTGCATATTTGGTTTACTGCTGCTGAATCTACCTGTAACTGCACCATACTGATTAAAGTTACAATGAACTCTACCTGTCTGTCTGTTTACAGTATTGAGCATTTTATCTATATATGTTGATACAAGTTTAGCAAATCCCCGGTGCTCAAGTAATGCTTTTGTAAATGGCAAATCCAATTTCTTAAGTATATCTTCACCAGTTCCCCTCGGAGTTTTTCTACTTTGCGATTTTACACCTATAATATCATACAGTAATATTGCTATCTGTGTTGGGCTTGTTAATGATATGGGTGTTGATAATTTATGAGTTATTTTTTTCCGTTTATATTCTGCTATTACTTCTTTATACTCATCTAAGTGTGCATATACTTTTAAACTGCTGTCATCTAATAAACGGTGGTATTTTTCTTGTAACTTATTAACATATTCAATGTCTAAAGATATTCCAGTATCTTCCATTGATGCTACCACAGTTACAAGGGGCATTTCAATATTATGAAATACATTAGCAACTGCTCTCAGGTCATCTCTTAATTCAACATCCTTACCTAAAAATTGCTTCTGGAATTCGTATAGTTCAAAAGTAATTTTGGCATCTCTCGCCGCATATAGATATGCTGTTTTTATTGGTATCATATCAAATGGTATTCCGGAGAAAAAGTCTGAGAATGCAAAAGCATCTTTACCATCTTTTATACAATATTTTTGATGTAATGCTTTTAGGTTGTTTTCTTGGCTATTTTCATTTAATAATCTCGCTGCTAAATACCCACACCATACTGGTTTAATCTCAATTCCTATTTGATTTTTAATAACTCTGTAATCAAATTTAGCATTAAACAGAACCGCCGGTACACCCACTAATCTTTCAAAGCATTCTTTTACCTGCTCCGCTGTAAGCTGTTTTTCATTCCTTGCATTTGTTATGTAGTTTACATGATTAATTGGAATATAGACAGGCTTTTGTCCAGGTGTAAATAATGATATACCAGTAATTAAATCTTGTATAGGGTCTAAACCAGTTGTCTCAGTATCAATAGCATATATTTCATTATATACGCACCATGAGGTATAATTGTTTAACTCATCTTGAGATAAAATTATATCATACTCATCTGCATATTGACCTAACTGTCTTTGTACAAGCGCAGTAACATTTTTAATCTTATCCATAACTGTGGTACCCTTGCTTACTTTTATGGCTTGATGTTGTCTGCGATTTATTTTACCTAACAATTTTGAATCTCCCCCCGGTGTACTTCTTGGGGGGAGTTTGAATAATGATTTCATTTAAAATGTATCCTCTGCATCTTTTGTTGCCGGTCTTCTTCTACCTACTGTAGGGGCTTCTGCTTCAGTTTCTACTTTTACAGGCCTTCTACGAGGTGGTGCTTCCAACTGTGCATCTGCTGCTTCTGATGATTCTTTAGGTGCATCAGCTCTTGGACGTCTTGGGGGTCCAGGTCTTGTTGCTGCTGGAGCTGCGGTTGCTGTAGGCCTACGTCTTGAACCTCTACTTACAGGTTTTTCTGTTTCTGCCTGAGTATGTTTTCCTGTTTCTATAAAGTCCCACATCTGGTCTACAGTATATTGTCTTATTGCCTTTACACGAGGGTCCGGTATCTCAGGAAGTTGCTCAAGTCCAACATCATCAGCGGGCATTGGGTATAATTCATAAGTAGTTTTCTGGTCGCCTGCTGCACCAATTCTTTCAATTTCAATTGGTGTCTGTGCCAACTGGGTATCCTTTGCATATCGTTTACACAAATTCTGAAGTCTTGGGGCCCATGCCTGACTTCTTTCCCATTGTTTAACACTTTTATCTTCTGTGTCATACAACATTAAGAAAAATCTCGGGGTGCTACGTTTAATAGCAACATTCCCATTTTTAGCTTCTGAACAGAACGGGCAGTTTTCAAAAGGTTCATTTGGTGCTCTAAGACACTCAACATGAATTTGTCCTTTATCCTGTTGAAAGCTATGAACTGCGTATGGTAGCAAATCATCATATGTATCTGCCATAAATCTGACGATTGCCGTATCACCATCATTTTTTAATTGGAAGAACGGAGAATTACTTGCATATTTATCCATATCTTCTGGTCTTACTCTTGCCATTATTTCTTTCCTCCTTTTAAATTAAAACTCTTTCGGAAAAACCAAATAGAGATTTTTTGGAACAGTAACTTCATTTTCTTTTTACCTCTCATTTTATCCTCCACACCAATAATATAGAATATTTAAGGAATCTGTAGACCTAATTTTAATTGTATTGATTTTCTCACCTTATAAATTCTTGTGGGGTGTAACTGTAACATTGATGCCATATCCCGAACAGTTACATTTCCATCCATTGCCAGTTTACAATAATTTAATTCTCTATCAGTCAAACTACTGTTTGAAAGTATGTCTTGTCTAAATATCGAATCATCTTCAAACTCATATAATAATTTTTCTGAATTAGGAGCTATAGTTTCAAAACATACTGTCTGTTTCCGCACCTTTTTATAATTTACTTGTATTTGCATTTTCTGGGTTATTGTTCGGAACCTACGAGTTAATAAAACTGAATAATAAGACGAAAATTTTGTGTTCTTTTTTTTATCAAATGTAAGCATTGATATGTCTAAAATTTCCAATGAATTACTTGATACATCTGATTCGGGTAAACAATAAAACTTATCTGCTAAATAATTGGTTAGCGTATAATACTTCAAAAAGTATACTGCCAATATTGATGGGTTTTTTGTTTGTTTGTACTCTTCCAGTAATTGTGATTCTTCCATTGTCTTGTGTTCCGGCAATACCACTGCCTTTAACATTTTCAAAGTCTGTTGCATACTACACCACTTTCTAATATTATATTTTATATTTCAAGTATAAACTCTTTTCTAAAAATATTCAACCAGTTTTTTAAATTCATCCTCTGTTAGGTCATTTATGTCTTGTCCTTCTGGTAAATCATAAAAAGTTACAAGCTTTTTTCCTTCAAAATATTTCATGAATCTTTCTCGTGCTGACCTACCCGGTTCATCTCCGTCAAATGCTGCTATAAAATGTCTTGTAGACAGTTTCTCAAGTTGTTTATATTGTGTCTTTGTACCTAATCCTAATAAAGCTACTGCTTGTTTTCCATACACATAACAGGTTAATGCGTTTATAGCTGATTCACATACAATTATGCTACTACTGAGGTCTAATAAATCTGATACACCATAAACAGGTTTCACAACATCTGGTGGGTAATTTATAAATTTGGTTTTAACATTTCTTCTCATAATAAACAATGTGTTACCATCTCCGTCTTTTACTGGGAAAGTAATACAATCTGTTTTATAATCATAACCAATATCAAACTTTTCTATTATTTCCTCGGTAAGCCTACGCTTGTACATATACGGATGGGTGTACCGGTATGTATCTAACTCCATGTCTGTAATAAAAACACGTCTCTGAGGGGCTGATACACGCTGAACATCCAATCTAATGTCTTGTCTCTCTTCCACTCCAACTTGAACAAATGTTTTGGATAACCATTTAGTTCCAAAGTCTCCACCATCCTCATAACCAAAACAATAACTCACCATTTCTGTTAGTGTTGAAACGGCACCACAGCTAAAACAATGTACAACCCCTGGTGTGCTATTTTCTTTATGTTCTATAGTAATACCACAAGATGGTTTCCGTTCTTGTCCATCACTGTGAAATGGACAATTAAACTGAATATTTTTTGTACCCATTATAAAATTGGCAAAAAACAGTCTGCCTTCTTCTGTCAACTGTCTTTTCAATTCCTGTAATACTTCTATTTCTGATTTTAATATTGGAATATTTCTTACATAAAACATTAAAAGACTTCCTCCCCACCACCTTTAAATGTGTTATTAATATCTGTTTCAGCCTTTGTTCTATCAGCATATCTTGCTCCGTCACTACCGGCAGGAATATAATTAAAAATGCCGTGGTCAATATCCCAGAAGTAATTTAATGCTTCACCCTGACTGCCATCTCTGTGCTTTTTAATTCCCATTTCCAAACCAGCCCCTTTTTGTCTTAATGATAGCACTTTGCTGGAATTTTGTGCTATACCATCGCTATCTCTGATATGCTCTAATTCTGGTGTACCATCATCTGAATCACTTTTAACACCACCCCTATTTGACTGAACTGCTACAAGTATTGGTATCTGTAATTCCATGCTCAACTCCATAAGGTCTTCACTAATATTTGTGAGTGTAATTGTTTTGGTATTGCCTTTTGTATTTCGTTCATCTGTTAAATATGTTAAACCGTCTATACCCAATATATCTACCTTATTTACTTTACAAAAGTTCTTAATTTTTGTAACTGTAATTCGTTTATTAAAATCAGCTGGTGTTGCTACAATAAATGGGTTTGGTCTACCATCCAATGTTTTTATATAAGAATCATAAGCATCAACTCTGTTACCCCATATCAAACAAGAATTGGAAAAATTGTTTATAAGTGTATCAAATCTATATCCTGTTTTTACTGCCCCCATTTCTGGACTAATATACCCAACACGAAAACCCTTTTGCCAAGCATGAGATAATGTCTTTATTAACACCCAGGATTTCCCTTGTCCAGTTCTGGCAAATATAACAACAAACTCTTCCCCCCTTGCCCACCCATTTATTATTGTATCCAATTCATCAAACCCTGTTGGTATATAATATGCTTTATCTCCTGCTACTTTAGCTTTGTAAATATCCAATCGTTCTTTTGCTTCTTGTATAATATCAGTTCCACATATTCCCCTAACTGTTGATAATTTTGTTATCTCAGTTACAAGATATTCTGCTGCTGCTTGTGCATCTGTTTTTAATAAATCTGCTGCTTTCTGTATTACTGGAACCGTTTTATAATACATATACTCTTCTGATATTTTATCTATTAAATAACTGTCTGTCTCAGTAACATCAAACAATTCAAATTCTGGGAATGCTGCTAAGAATGTTTCTTTATCCGGCACCTTTTTATATTGCTCATAATGCTCAGTAACAAATATATATTCTTCTTCATACCCCACAAAATATTCCTGTGATAATTCATTATCTGAGATAAGGTTTATTTGCTGCTTTTGAAGGACTTTGTTTAATACTTGTAATGAAATCATTTAATGTCCCTTCTGTCTTTTCCTCTAAATTCAACCCTAATACTGTTATTCCAAATTCGGCTGGTTAACCTATCCCCTACAACTTTAATCAATTCTTTTTGTGATAGGTTTCCTGTATATACATTTGATTTATTATCCAGCACCCGCTGGTCTATAAAATACAACAAGTTACCATAGTCAAAACCTGACATATTAGTAGCCCCAACATCATCCCAAATAACCAAATCCACTTTTGCCAATAATGATTTTATATATTCAAATTCTGCATCTACTACTTTGAAATTTTTAATACGATATAAAAAGTCAGGAACAGATATAAAAATACCACGACATCTAAAACCGTTACCTAACCAAATACAATCAAAATATGAATGAAGTAATTTTATACCCCACGAGGTTTTTCCATTTCCAAAATACCTACTATAAATATATAAACTTTCTCCACCAGTTACAAAATTATTAATATCCTTCTGTATTTCTTTCAGTTCTTTATAAGCTGGAGTATCCGCAGTTGTAGGTGTTAATCTTATAGGCGCCATTTTACTTGTAGGCAAATTAGCATGATTCATCAAATAGTGCATTTCCATATACCTTGGACAAGCACCACTGCACTTGTCTGTGTTAAACAAATTACAATGGTCCTTGTACCAACATTTTTCAATTTCAAATTTGTACTCGTATACCATTCGGTGCCTTTCTAATTAATGTGTTCGGTCATTAATGCCATTGTTCTTTTAATGCCACTTATTCTGCGGTCAAGCTGTCCAATATAACGACTAATTTCATTATTTGTTGTTGCTATCCAATACCCACCACCATCATGCACTTTAGAACAAACTGGATAAGTTTCTCTTAATTTGACCATTAAGTCTGTAACTTCTCTTCTTGTTAACCCAGTATAGGCCATTATATCGCTACCGGATATTGCATTTGATTCAGTATGAGACAATAAATCCAATATTCTGGGTAATAATGCTTCCATATTCTTTTTTCTCATAATTTTTCCCCTTTCACCAATACTATAGAATTTTTTGTAAATATGTTGACCTAATATGTTATTAATTTTCCATCATCATCTCTGTCTAATGTTTTTTGCCATTCTATTTTTTCTTCTGGTGTTAAATCTGCTACAGGTTTATTATCCTGTTCTTGTATACCCGGTTCAAATCGTTGTTTGCCACTATATGATTTTACTGCCCCTGGTTTCTTTTCCCATGGTGGTATTAATGTCATGTACCCACCCATTATGCTATTTTCTAAATAATTAATTGCTGCTTTTGCTGAGCTTCCAGAAAACTTTCTCAAGTCTGCTAATATCATTTCCCATTGTTTTGGTGTCAATCCTTTTTTTTGTCTAATATTAAAATACTCTTTCAATAATTCCTTTATGGTATTATTAGTTGTGTAGACATTAATCATTTTCTTCATTGCTATAATATTTTCCACCTTTTTGCTTTTTCTTTTCACTTTTGAATTTTTTGCCAAATCAGACAATATTTTATTTTCTTGCTTAGCTTCTTTATATATAGGATTGCTTATATGCTTAGATGCTATAGATGCTATGATGGGTTGTGACCGGTTATCTTGTGGTCTTATTAAGTTGTTTCCGGTTATCTTGTGGTCTCTGTTTTTAATGGAGGTTGTTTGCCGTATATCTTGTGGTTGTTTGCGGGGAATTGTGGGGTTGTTTGCCGTACATCTTGTGGTTTCGGTTTTTACATCAACAGTATAAAATACAGGTTGTCTTCTCCCATCACCATCATGATTCTGTGTCCATGTTATATAGTTATTATTTTTTAATTCAGTAAAATACTTTTGAATTGTAGTATGAGATGAGCGACAAAAAGCATTAATTTCTTTTCGAGAAAACTTATTAGGATTACATTCATTATGTGCTACAAAAAGAACCCATTTAGCACCTACACTTAAATTAGGGTCTGTTTTATAAGCTGTATTATCAGTTTTGTCTGTCGTCATATTGCTCCTTAGATAAAAAACGGAGAGGGGGTGTAGTAACTTAAAACTCTGAAAGGAGATACACTGGTGGTACAATGTATATAAGAAATCCCTCTCCGCTATATAAACATACTATCTGCTTTTGAAAGCGTCAAGGATGTCTTCCACTTGTTTATCTACTTCTTCATTTACAGTATCCCATAAATCATTTCTAACCGTTTCCATTTTCTCATCCGGTTGAACAGACCATTTTTCCATGAACTCTACTGTATAAAAAGACTCACCTATTTTAGTGCTTACTCTTGAGCTTGCACTAATTTCAATTGGTATTGGCATTACTTCACCTTTTTTACTTTCAGTACAACTACTCTTTTACGCTGCTGGGCTGGTGCTAATAGTGCGGCATTAAGCTCTCCCTTGTATAGCCGGTTTTCTAATTCATCCATGTCTACATATTCACGCTGTTTAATTAGGCCGTCAGCGTTAATGTCAGCGTCTTTGAGAATCTTCAATAAATCATTTTCATTGAACGATTCGCGATTTTGTACAGACTTTTTAGCTTCCCATTCATCTACAATAAACTCGCTTATCTGTAACTCTTCCATAATGGCTTTGATTTCTTTATTATCTTTGTCAACTGCTTTTTTATACTGGTCTGCTATTACCTTATTTTCGCCAAAGATTGGAATCAATTCCATAAGTCTGTCTTTACTTGCCATGTCATCCTCCTTAAGAATGTTATATCTATAATATAGAATATTATTCAGATTCGTTGACCTTGTTTTCCTGAGCCCTTGTTCCTCTATCACCCCAATACTTGAAATTGCTGTTTCCCATTTTACCAGCTCTTCCTTTTGGTACCCATTTAGCAAACTTTTTTAAAGCAGGCAAATCAGTTGATTTCCATTTTCTTCTATTGTTGCTCAATCTTACGAAGTCCGGAAGTGGTGGTGCAGAAACGGGTAATTCTGTGTTAGGGTCATTTTTCCATCTGTACCAATTGTTGATTGTCTGTGTAGATACTTTCAAAGCATATGCTACATCCATAACACCCAATATTGTCTTTTTTTCTTTCATTGTTTTCCCCTTTCTTATTTATACTTTTTTATGATACTTTCATTGGAATTTCATTCTCTATTTTTAACCTTATAAGTTTTTCCAATTCCTTTTCAGTTAAATCTTTAATTACTACCAATTCAACTATCCTTTGGTCTAATGTTTGGTTAATTGTACATTTCATAATATCCTTCTTCTAACTGAGCAAGTAATCCAGTACCTGCCCGCTATCTTCTTTGCTTATTTTATCCACAAGTAGTGAAGCTAATTTTCCTTTTTTATAAACAATTTCTTCTATTCTTTCATCTATAGTTCCTTCACAAACAAGAGTGATAATATTTACTGTATTTTTCTGCCCAATTCTATGTGCTCTATCTTCTGCCTGAACCTTTAATGCTTCATTCCAAGGGCTGTCCATAAATATAACAGTTGAAGCGGCTGTTAATGTAAGCCCGGTACCCATTGCCCCTGTGGTACCCATTATTACTTTACAACTACCATTTCCCATAAATTTATCTTCTTCTACTTTTAAATCTTTACATCCACCTATAATAACAGCTGGGTTATATTTTTTTAGTCTCTCAATAGCTGGTGTTAATGTTTTTACCCAATTACTAAATACAATTACCTTCTCATTATTTGCTACAAGTTCATCCATAAGCTCTTCTAATCTATCTATTTTAGCACTCTCTGATATTTCTGAACTTAAGATACCGGTGTGGCCTGTTGCCTGTCTCAACCTAATTAATTTAGCAAGTGGGTTGGGTGCTAACTTAATTTTATCTATATCATTTCTAATTGAACTAAGTACCTCATTGTAAATTTTGGTCTGTTTATTCCCCATTTCAACCCATTCTGTTGTTCTTAATTTTTCTGGCAAATCCAGAACATCTTTTTTTAATCTTCTCAACATTACAGTATCTAATTCTTCCTGTAACTGGTCTAAGTTTTTATAACCTATAATTTCTTTATTATCAAATCCACCAAACTGGCAATAATGTCCTTTAAACTGATAAAAACTGTGCTTCTCATATTCTAACCACTTCATTGGCATATATAAATCCAATGGCTGATTCATTAGTGGCGTTCCTGTCATTGCTATTTTGGAACGGCAATTAATGTTTAACAAGTTTTTACCTTGTAGTGAGTTGGTATTTTTTGCTTTGTGTATCTCATCTACAACTACCATACCAATTTCACCTGAATCACATAATTCTTGTATTTTAGCAGTAAATGGGAATTCGTATATTTTTTGTTGCTTTCCTCTAAACATTTTATATTCCCCTGTCCATACTTTATGTCTCAAGGATTCAATATTTGTAACAAGGAAGAAATTAACAGGTAAATTATCTAAATCGGCTAGTTTTGCTTTACTTCCATCTACAACTACTCTACCTTTTCTGTTTACTCTACTACCTATTATATGTCCAACTTCTTTGCTGTGTAACGCTATTTCTGAAAGCCAATTCCACTTCAATCCATTTACTCCACATATAATAAGACAATGGGTATCAGCGTGTCTAATACGGTTACAAAGGGCGATATCAATTGCCTGTTTTGTTTTACCCAAACCCATCTCATCACCCAATAAAAATTTATCATTTTCTAATCCGTATTTTAATCCTTCCATCTGGTGGGCGAAAGGTTTAGTTTTAAATTCAAATCCTTTTGGTATTTCTACTTTATTTTGTTTTTTTGATGTCACGGCTACATCACCTATTAATGTAATAGCAAAATTATTTAATGATTTTATTAGTTTTGGAAGTCTGTCTACTGGCACTTCCCATTCCTTTAAATCTGGATGCCATGCTCTTGAGCTTTGTGCTCTCATAATTCCAACTAATTCATTGCTATACGGGAATGAAATAAAGCCACTTTTATCGCCATTTACTTTTATTGATTTTTTAAGTGCTATCTGTATCATACCTTTTCTCCTTCTCATAGTTTTTGTTACTACTCTAATATAATATATTAAGTTATTGAAATTGTCTATCTTTTTGTTTTAATAAAAAAAGGACCCTGTTTGGGTCCCTTTTTATTAATCTTGTAGCCAGGTCATTACATCATCTGTAATATCTTCGATTTCATTATTTGTATCTTCATCTGATACTTTAGGGTCTTCAAAATCATAACCGTTGATTTTGTAATCTCTTCTTGTGAGCCCTTTGTACCCACTTTTGCTCATGTACTCTTGCCAAATTTCGCCACCGTTTGTATCAACTTCCAATTTAGCGGTTTCATACCCTACACCGCTAGCAATAATTTTACTGTCACGAATTACTGTACATCCGTCGTAAAAGTTTGCCATAATTACTAATTTTGCCATTTTATTACCTCTTTCTTAATATACAGTTAATACTGTATGACTAATTTTGTTTTTTGCTGTATATACTGTGGTGAATTCACCTTTTAATCTTCCATGAATTTCTCTAACAAAATAACTTCCGCCAAAACTTGTAATTCCTCTCATGCTTTTAATTTTTTTACTGAGGTCAAAATCTGTCATTTCTTTTGTTTCTACAGTATTAATTCCTCTAAGTGTTTTGTCTATCTTTACTTTGTTCATTTTGTATCTCCTTCTGTTTAATTACTACATTAATATAATATACTATATTAACCCATTTGTCTACCACCAAATTAAATCTTTTTTTCGGCATGGAAAAGGTAGTAACATTAGCTACTACCCATAATATTCCATCCAAGATGATAACACCTAAGCAAATACGACAATCACATTATAACTATTATTATAAATATTGTCCAGAATCAGATGTTAAATAGATTGTTTCCAAATTCCCCCCACCTTTACATACGCCACAACTGATAATTTCCATATTCCACCAACCTTTGTATATACACCTATAACGGTTTTCCAAATACCGCTTACTTTTACATACATAAGAGGAGCAGTTACAATCGCACCTTTAATATACCAAAATCCACCACTTTCTCCATCATCTGGGTATGTACCCTCTTCTGCAAGTACATTTCCATATGATGTTGTCCCCTTTATATAATATGGGTCATTAGTAGCTGTTTCAGTTACATGCGTTAAATAAACTTGCCCAGCACCACTGTCCCAAACGGCTGTATAGATTGTTCTGTAACTGCTAGCATAAGCACTGACTTTTGTACTACTTGTATTTGAAGAATTTACTATCGAACTATATTTTCCACCACCCGGAATAAGATAAAAACCAGCCGAACTTAAAAATTCAACAGCAGTTAATCCATAACCATAATTATCATAGCTAGTTCCAACATGTCCATCAACAATAGTGGAACCGTAAGTACGGTCACCCCAATCGTTTTTTAATGTTGCACTCCATTTGGCATAATAGTATAAAGCCATTATTTCTCCTTATGCTGTGTATTTAACATAAATATCGCCGTCTGCTCCATCCCCATTATCTGGTGCAGCGGTTCCTATTGAAACATTTCTTACTTGTTCTGAATTACCAGATGAAACAACTGTCAAAGTGGCTGATATTGCACCACCTGTTTTATCTAATTTAGTAGTATAAAGCTCAAGTGTATTTCCTTCAATTCTATTAAAATCAGTCTCAACTGGCGAATCTGATGCATCCCAATCTGTTTTTGGTGTTTGCCATGCCATTATTAGTCACCCACTTTCTGTAAATCTATTATAACATTAAGTCCACCATCATATTTTATATCCTGTCTTACTGTTATATAATCTTCAAAATTTTCTTCAAATTCTGGTGCTGATACCTTATCTGCTATTTTTCTAGCAATGTGTCCTCGTGCATTAAGTTTAACATTTCTATCTGGGTCTTTATAAACTGCAACAAGTGCGTCCGCAGCGGATTGTGCTTGTTCTATTGTTTGTATTAATTCTGAGGTTATTGGAGAACCTAATGTTGACCGCCCATTTGCTGCTATACTATCTGTATCTTGTGCTATAGCTACTTGACCACCTGACACATCTAATTTTTTACCACTAATTGTAACACTTGTAACATCTTGTGCTGACCCTGCAGCATTTGTATAGGTAACATCCATCCCCCAAGCATAAGCTGTCCAGGCTGTAACAGTTATATCAGCCCCTCCGGTTATTATAGGAATAGTAGCATCCATAACAGGTGTAAAATTAAAGAAATGTGTTTTTGTTACACTATCATTTGCGGGTACTTCAAACTCTACAACCTCATTGTATACTTCTTCTATACTTCCCAAAATTCTTGGGGTTGCTTCTACTTCAAGATAATTTATGAGGTCTGTTCTTGAACTTTGTGTCCGGGTAAAGAAGTTATCTTCATTATATTCAAATAATGCAGTACCGGCTGTACTAAATGGTGTCATTTGTATAACACCATCCCTATCACAGTACACAATTGCTAAACCAGCTTCTGCAATACGTTTTAAAGCTGTTCTATGAGACATTCTATTAAACCAAGCATATGGTATTTCATCTACATCCAAATCACCGGAAATTTCAAATTCACCGGCAATTAACCCAGCATCCAAAAATACAATTTCCGCTAAATCTTTTAATGTATTATCTTCATATACATCAGAAGTTGAAAAATCAGTTTTTCTTAATAATTCTAATTTATCTAATCCAGTAACAGTTGCTTGTAATGAATCATTTGATACTCTCCAATCTTGTGCCCAAAATACACCTAATGAATACCAAGTTGTTGTACCCGTTACTATTTCTACTCCTAACCAAGCTTGAATACGTCTATTTTTCTTAATATAATCCGATATTGCTGACCTTGGGTTATTTGGATTAAATTTATCATTCTCATTATATAATTCTACTTTTATTTCATTTGCTGATATATTACCTACTGCTATTGAACCACTTTCATATTCCAATTCTTCTAATACACCTATAGTAATTAAATCATCATCTTCATATGTTTCAACAATTGATGTAAATATTTCATATATTTTTACAACTGCAGATGCAGTATTAATTTTTTCTATAGTAAGAGTCATTTTAACAATATCAGTTTCATCTATAATAAAACTCCAATCAACATCAGCATTAGCGCTTACCGCTTTTGTGAGTTCTAATGTATCTCCTGCTGAGTATAATCTAAATGTAAAATCAACTGGATATTCATCACGTTCATTATCTCCATATAATTCAAGTAATGTTATTGAACGGGCACCAAATTCAAGAGTAATAACTGGGTCAGTTGTAAATTCTCCACTCACATCTGATAACTGAGAACCCCACCAACCACATCTTTCACTTTCAGCTTCGGACATTACATGGAAAGTTCCATCTAACACATCTCCCATTGTATACCATTTATAGGGGGGTTCTGTTATACCATTTACCATATTTTCTGGAATTGTATAAATATTATTATCGGCTTCGTTACAAGATATTTCAACCTCAATATCTTTAAATGGGTCAGAATATGTGATTTCTACTTTTCCATATATTTGTCTTACTGGGAAATTCATGAGATTATCTAAGTTAATTAATCTACTTCTGTCTTCAAATATAATAGCTAAAATATCAGTTTCGCTGAGTGCTTTTGTGAGCCTTGTTGCAACACCCGTTTCGTCAACTAATATAACAACACCATCATAGGCAATTATTCTTGTAATTGAGGGAGATTCATTATACATTAATTTATTATAACCTACATTGAATGACATTCTATCCTCCTACGATGTTCTTTTATCCCATTGGTTGAATCCAATATTACTATGACCTAAATGAGAAAATGTGTCATATTTACCCATATTATTAAACCCAGAATCAATAGTTTTTGCATCTTCTACAACTTCCTCTGACGGTAATTCTCTCCATTTATCTTCTTTATGTTCTTTTACCATTACATGAGAATCACAAGCATCCGCATCTATGTGTCTTGTATTGGGGTCTGCCTTATTATATATATTGGGTTTTCCTGGATTATTCAGTGCATAATCTACATATAATTTAATTAGTCTATCATTACATTTTTTACATCTATGCCAAACATCAACTTGAATATAACAGAATCCGTATTTTTTCTCAAAATGTAATCTAAGTTTCTGCATCCTTTTTCTTTGACCGATACAATCAGGAATTGGTGCTTCTCCACAATTACAAGCAACCTCATTCCATAAATAATTATCTTCCGCATGTCCCTTTTTACCAATTAAATAATATCCTGTTGGTGTTGTTACAACTGTTCTGTGGTCAGTTTTAACAAGTTTATATGCCCCTAAGCAATATAATTTTAAAGCATTTGCGAGTGGTCGTTCATATCCACCATTAAGCTGATTAACTATTTCACCTTCTATTTCCATAGTTGAACTTCCACCACCATCTCCATTAACTGCTAAATCAGCACCAAGTTCTTCAATCATAAAATCTGACTGCTGTTCGGCTGTAAGTCCTGTATCTTCACCTGTTCTACCATCTGTTACTGCTAATATAATTGTGCCATCCAATTTCTGCCCAACCATTGTTCTTGGGTTAGGGTATTTTGTATGGTCAAATTTATCAGCTTTTCTTAAGTTTCTTTTGCCATTCAGTGCAAGTAAATTACCGTATGACAATGCCCATTTTGTGTGAGGATATAGAGCTAATAAATCCGCAAATATGATATCATCTACATGAAGTTTGCCGTCATATATCAGCTCCATAAATTCATCGTTGTCCCAACTATCAGATGTCAAAACCCCTTCATATAAGTAACTAAGACCTACCGGATTTGACTTATCTGTGAACGGGAAAAATGTACCATTAATTCCTGCAACTTCTGTATATAGTAGTTTTCTAAACCACCCAGAAAATATCTTTGATAATGGTGTTCTATTTGTAGGCTGAACTGCTTCAAAGACAAACCCTTTTGGGTTAAATTGTAAGACATGAATGTCTGTATTCCATTTCCGATATATGTCATATGTTACTTGTTTCACATTGTGCTCCTATAACCCCGCTTTATTACCGGCGTCGTTAACGCCCATAACAGTTGCAGTTCCACCATATATTGCGAAATTGAGAATCATTTCAATCCACTCTGTTGGTATCTGCCAACCAAGCTGTCCTCTTAGATAATTAAGTATCATGATTATAAGACCAACTATAATAACCGGACTTGATAATCTTTTAGCTACACTTCTCCAACTTATGGTATTCCCTAATAATTTATGCATTTGTTTATCCTTTCTAATTTGCTACTGCAAATTCAACATATAATGATGCCCCAACTGGGTTCACATTGTTAAACATTACAAATGTAGTATGGGTCTCAGTATTAGATTGCTGACATTTAAGAATATAAAAATCTCCGTATTTCATAAGTATTTGCATATTTTTTGTATTCGTCATTTTCCAGGTCCAACCTTCAATTTTTTGTAGTTTAACGGCTATAACATCATCTTTATTTACAAATAAAGGTAATGAATTTGTTAAATCTTTTGTTATGTCAAAGCCTACAGTAGCCATAGGTGGTAAATTAATTACATTTATTTCTACTGATACAACGGGCTCTTCTATTACAGGTTCTTCCACGGGTGGTTCTTCTATAGGTTCTTCAGGTGGTTCAACAGGTTCCTCAGGTTCTTCGACTGGTTCTTCAGTTGGCTCCTCAATTGGTACAACTACTGGGATTCTGCCGTTTAAAAAATCAACTGCCTCCTGGTAACTTTCAACCTTTACTGTGATTTCAATTTTACTCATTTCTTCCTCCTATTTTAATATTGCCACAAGCAGTGACGCCACCGCTATTAAAGCCATAATTGTTATAAATAGATTTTTATGTTTATCACTTTTACGCATCATTTTAAATTTTTTATTACCGGCATCTTCCTCATTTATTTTTTTAAGAATTTCTTTTTCTTTTTCTATATCATCAATATGATTATCAATAACATTTCGACAATCTTTTGTCACCCCGATTAAACTTTTTATAGAGGTTGCATTTTCAGTTACCATTGCTTTAACACCGTTTGATGCTTTAACTTTTATAGTTAAATCACGAACTTCATCCTTTACACCATTAATGCCTTCATTCAATTTCTGATACATGTCAAAGATTTCCATAATATGCTCCTTCTACTTTGTTGTTAAGACTTTGCTATTATTTTCTCTGTTATTTCTTTTACCCCTGTTTCCTCTTCAATTATATACTTGCTTTCGCCTAATACACTAATTAATTTATCATTTACATATTCGGGTATCATTTTTGATGTTATAATTTTTTTTGTATTAATAAGTTCATCAGCAAATTTAACCATCAAATTACATGATTCTAATTCTTTTTTGGCAATAACAATATCTACTGCTTCTGTAATTGCTTTTTCTTGTATATCTTCTTGAGATATAGGCTCAACATTATTATAAGCGCCTGAACGGCAGTCATAATTTAAGTAAAATTTACGGTCTTTGGGGTTATAATATTTACCCTTTATAGTTTCCGGGTCAATTTTCATATCCCTTATAAGTACATGATTATTTGTCCATTTTAGAGGCACACCTAATTGTGCGTCTGTTACTTTATTGCCCTCCAATAATGCCCATCCAGGTGTTTTAACATATACTAATATTTCTTCTTCAGATTTTATTATAATTGTTTCAGTCATAATATTTTCCTTCCTTTATGGCCATGTTAAGATTTCTGCTTTCTTCCAGGTGTTTGTAGCTACACAAATATATAAAAAACCACTATCCCACGCTATTTGACCCTGTATTCCTGTAGCCCCTGCTGATGCGGGTGTTTTAGTGCCTGTTATTATAAATGTTTCCCCATTTATTTTTGCTCCTGTACTTAATGTTTCAACTTTTGTTGAGCCATTGTAAGAAAATTTAACTGCTCCACCTGGTGTAAATGATGCTATTATTTCCGTTGCATCCGCATTATAAATTCCTAAAGGCACACTATTTTCAATTTTATTAACTGAACCATTATGATACATTTCAAAATCACTGCCATCACCCATGATAATGTGCTTACTATCACCCAAAGATAAACTTTCTACAACACTTATATTACCACTTAAATCTACTACAACAGGTGTTACTTGAATATTTTTAGTGCCCGCCCCTGTTATGAGATATCCACTTGTAAGTGCTGCTGCTGCTAATACGGTATTGGCATCAACTTCTTTTTCTAGGTTTTCAGCCTTTGTATTTGTGTCTATCTGTGCTTGTACATTTGTTGGGTAGTCATATGATATTTCTTGTGCTGTTAATTTTGCCGCATCAGGTGTTATAAATATTGTTCCGTCCTCATAGATACATAACTGGTCAGGTTGAGTTACTATTTCAGTTACAACAGGTGTTGCTAGTTGCCAATAAACTTTGCTACCTGCCATTCCTGCTTGTGCGGCGGATAAATCTGCATACAAGTCAACGGCTGTATATAAGTACATAGCGGCGGCTGTTGTTGCATATCCACCAATACTTGCAGTAACATCAGGAGTACCATCATAATCAACTTTTTCAATATAACCCTCAAATCTTGTTGAGTAATTAAGCGTACCTGCGGTTTGTGCTACAATTCCAGTAAATGAGGATAATGCTATGCCAATTCTATCTGTGTTAGTTCCTTCAACAAAGGCAATTACATCAGCACTTTCAAGAGTGTATTCATCTGCTATATTTTTCTTTGTGTAACACCTTAAATCTGCCGATTGATATTTTTCGTCTGTTACAAGGTTTGGAAGGGATGCACCAATAGCAGGTAAGTCTATTATGCTTTCTTCGTATTCGCTGTATGTTGTGGCTGATGCTCCTTCTTCAATTTGAATATCAATATAGTTAGCCATATTATTAATAAATTCTTCTCTCACGCCAGCTGTTCCGTGATATATTTTTATAAAGTCGTTTCCTATACTTGCTTCAAAAGTTTTATTTGCTGATACAGTTCCATTTTCTATTATAGCAACTTTGGTGTCTGTTGGTACGCTGTTGGAATTTCCGATATACATAAATAGTGAAGCAGGAATTGTTTTTAATGTAGTTGTCGATATGTAATAATCAACACCCACTTTTAAGTTGTCGAATTTTAATCTGTAATATGTATCAACGGTGTAATCGCTAAATTGGTTATAGGTATTAACATCAAACAAATTCTTGCCAACACTCTTGATTTCCTGCCCCTCTGCTACTGCAAAGCCTTCCCAATAATCAGGTGTCCATGATGCTACTTCATCAGCGGTTGGTTCGTTTCCTGCTCCAAAGGCTGTGGTTAGGTCAATTATTTGTACACCAGTCCCATTGCCATCAATTTCTAATACTTTATTTAAAGAGGTCGCTGTATCTGCATAATAATGATAAAATCTAATGGTAACATATCCAGCCCAATTATCTCCTTGTTCTATTATGCCACTTAATTCATACCAGTAATTTTCATCCGGTGTTAATTGTTCTACAATTTCTACAGTACCACCAGTTGAGCCATCAAATTGAAATTCTATTTTAGTACAAAGAGCACTTGTTGCCCTTACTCTTGCTTTAAAGGCTAATTGATTGCCCGGAACAACTGGTATATCAAGTATCTGATATTCTCTTGAATAAACTTGTGAGCCATTTGCTGTATTTGATAAAATATTTCCACTTACAGCATGACTCCCACTACTAGCAACCCATCCTGTTGTAGCATCCATATCACCATGAGTAATAGCTTGATACAACAACAACCCTTTAGCAACTAACCCACTGGCAAATCCTCTAATCGCTGTTGCAGGTGGTGTTATTGGATAAATTGTTTTTACCCTATTATCATATCCTGCAATTATTTCTGCTACTTCTGCTTTTGCATTTCCTGATATTTGTGCTGCTGCATTAATAGGATAATCATATGATATTTCTGATGGTGCTATGGTTTCGGGTGTTACAAATATTGCTCCATCTTCATATACACATAGCTGACCATTTGTTCCAATCTCTGTGATGATTGGTGTTGCTAACTGATAATATATTTTCAATCCTGCAAGTGCCGCCCTAGCCGCTCCTATGTCTGCGTATGTTCCCTTTGGGAAGAAAATATAAACAAGTGTTGAGTCATTCCCCCATGTATTTGCTGTATTTGTAACATCCCAATAAGCCGCATTATCTACCCTAACCTCTGTAGGTGCATTTTCAATTACCATGTCATTAAATGTAGTTCCACTTGTCCAACCAGTTCTATGTCCAGTAAATACAGCTTCTAATATTTGAACAAAATCTCTATTCGTTCCTGATGTTCCTAGCGATTGCATATCCGCACTCTGCAAAGTATATTCATCTGATACATTTTTTTCCTTATAAGTTCTTAAATCCCCATTATGATATCTTCTGTCTGTTACACCATTTGGTAGACTAGCACCTATTGCTGGAAGGTGGATTGTGTTTTCTTCATAATTTACATAAGTGGTTGCTGAGTTCGCCTGTTCAATCATCATTGTATCTATATCATCATTGTGTGAGGTTATCCTTGCGTATTTTGCACTGGCTGGTGCTGTTTCATATGTTGTGTTTGCAAACCCTTCAATATAAATTTTATCGTAGTCATACCATGCACCCCTGTTTGTAATTAGAGTGTTTGAGTTACCACTTAAAATGTAATCTTCTCCTGCTATAACTTCAAAATAATCTCCTGCATCATAATCATCTGATGCTAAAAATCCACCTGTACTTCCCCTTATAACATTATTCTGTGTTACATTGTTTTTATTAAACAAATTCTTCCAAACACTCTTGATTTCCTGTCCCTCTGCTGTTGCAAAGCCTTCAAAATAATCAGGTGTCCATGATGCTACTTCGTCAGCGGTTGGTTCGTTCCCTGCTCCAAGGGCTGTGGTTAGGTTTATGAGTAATACTCCTGCACCGTTACCGTCAACTTGTAAAACTTTTGTGTTTGCCGTTGCTGCATCTGCATAATATGCTGCGATATATATTCTTATTCCATCATTATAATCACCACTACAAGTTATAAGTTCCTTGAGGTTATACCAATTGTTTTCAGTTGGCGTAAGTATATCAACGTAATTTTGCAAGGGGCTCCCACCTGCATTTCTAATAAAGACTCTCAACTTAGTACAAACAGCATCAGTTACCCTAAACTTAACACGTGAAGAAATAATATCATCAGTTATTGCAATAGTGGTCGTTGTTTGAAATATTCTAATGTATGCCGATGAACCATCACCTATAGCCGTACAAACATTATCACTTACTGTCCTAGTTCCACCTTCAGGTGTCCAGTTGGTGGTTGCGTCAAAATCACCATGAGTAATCGCCTGATACAACAATAAGCCTTTAGCATTTAAACCACTTAGTATGCCCCTAATTGCTGCTGAAGGTGGTATTATTGGATATTTTGAATCTGCTTGTGTTTCACGAATTGCAGTTATCATCTCTGCAAAAATTCCCTCATATGTTGCTGAGGTCCAATTATTTTCAACTACAGCGCCATCTAAATGAGATACTGCAGATGTACTATCTACACCTCTGGTAACTAATAAATTATTAACAGATATTGAATTAACTTGCATTATTTCTGTGCCTACTGTTATAAAGAAAGGTACAAGTGTTGGAAGTAATGATGCATGTGCTACTGGTATTGTTGTAACACTATCATTAATAGCTCCATTTAAGGTTGTTTCTGAATCATTTTTTGTACCGTATTTAGACAATTATCTCACCTCCTATGTTATATCAAATTCCAAAGTAGCTTCCATTGTCCACACTTCTCCAACAACTTTCGTGCCTAATGTACCTACTACTCTGTTCATCATAGTTCCTGCTGCTGCGGCGTTAAAAACACCCCATTCTTCCCAAACAAAATTGGCATCCGCTGATTCAAATACTGATTTAAACTCTAATACATTTAATGTTCTTAGTGGATAAGAAGTTTCCATGCCATTTCTCAATTTACTTGCACCCTGTAAATCAGTTTGACCTATTGCAAAAACACCATTGCCATTACCTACGCCTATATATGAATTAGCATTATTGAATAAAGTTGTTTCGTGTCCGGATACTGCTCCTGCAACAAAATTAGCCCCTGCTGTTACTATTGCCATTAACTTTACCGCCTTTCATAATATTTACATCTACCGTATCTATATATTCTTTATGTTCTTTTTTAATTATTTCATAAGGTATATTATTTTTATAATCTTCCATTGTTTTATATTTTTTAACAGTTTCAGATGCTTTTATTTTCATCTTTACTAAGTTATGTAACATTATTACTCCTCCTCTAAAACTATCGTAATATCCCCCCATAATTCTGTGGGTGTTAATCTTTTACGTCTCGTAAATCTTTCAAAAAATACTGTAACCTCGTTATCAGTACCATTATATTCATATATAAAATTAAGGGGTAATTTACGACCATGCTCAATTAGCATAGACGCTATATAGGAGGCTTCAAGTTTATTATATGAGAGTGTGAAAAGTTGTTTTACAGCTTGAACATCTTTAACTTTTTTCCCGGATGCTACTCTGCCTACTTTTTCTATCTTCTTTTCCCCTATAACAAAGGCGGTGGGTTTGTATAGTGTAGTCTCAAGTCCTTCTACGCCAAGTTTCCAACTCATACAGATTCAACCCCCAATCTTTCGTGTTCTCTTGTCAATGTTGAGTATACGATTTTGCCAAACTTTTGTCCATCAATCTCCAGTACGATTTCACGTGGTGTCACAGCCTGAGCGCCTTTGTCGCCAGTTTCCATATTAAGGAAGCCTTCGTATATTGCTTTACCAATACTATCGGCAGAACCTAACTGAGCAGCTTCTTTGCCCCCATACCCTATTGGTAATATTTCTTCACCAGCATGAGCAAATACGGGTATTTTTTGACCTATCCGTCCTTGTACAATTCCCCCATTAGCAAATTCTTGTAAATCTGTATCTTTAAAATTAATATTATTATTTATATCCGGTGTTTCTGGTACAATACCTGGTTTTGATACAACGCCTCCATCATCAAAATTTGGTACAAGTGAATTATCTGGTGTTGCATATTGATACCCAAAGGAAGGATTCCAATCTGGTCCAGCTACTTTAATACCATTATCTTCTTGATTCTTTTTAATAGTAGCATTAACTGCATTAGCTATTGCCATACCAGTTGCCATTGACCCTGAACCCGCTGCAAATGTACCTTGTGTTTCAACACTTGTGTCATATGGTGCATCCTCAAAACCTGTTGCTGATTTCCATGAAGCTATTCCTTCTTCAATTGCCGCCTGGGTATTTGCTGCTTGTGTTTCTATATTTTTTGCTATTGCTGCTGCTCTAGCTTCTGATTCCGCATTTATTGCTTTTATAGCTAATCCTAATTTTATATCTTCTGCTATCTTTTTAAGTTTAATTTCATCTGCCAATACCTGAGCAAAATTGCTGTACCCTTTTTCCAGTTGTGAAAGCTCAAGTTCAATTCTACTTTTTGTTGCTGCATACTTGAGGTTTTCTCCCTTTTCTTTTTCAAGTCTTTCAGCTTGTATAGCCTCAATCTCGGTATCTCTTCTTGTTTCAATTGATGATATAGAATCTATTAATGATTGGTCCTCTATCTCTTTTTTAGTTTTAGCATCTGTCTCATATTCATCTGCTTTTTTCTCTGCATTAGTTTTTATTTCTGTAATTTCAGCCTCTAATGCTTCAATTTGTGATTCTCTACTTGCTAATATACGTTCCTGTTCTTTCTTTAATAAGTATGTATCTAATTCATCTTGTGCATCTTTTCTGTCTTTAGTTAATATGGCATTGCTTACTGCGTCTTGCAATCTTGCTAAATCTTTTGCATCTGCTGTTTCTTTTGCTGCTACTTTTTCTGCTGTTGTTAAATTATTAATATCATCTATTTGTGTCTGTATTGCTGCAACACTTGCTGCGGTCTCAGAATCTAATAATGATAACTGTGCTGCCAATTCATCATTTATTAACTGTATATTAGCATCATGAGCATCATTAGCACGGGTAATCATATTATCGTAATAATCATTTGCTAAATCTGTTTTACTTTTGGTAACGGATTCCACAACACCATATTCTGCTTGTATTGCAGCAATTGTTTCAGTATGTTGTTTGTCCAAACTTTTAAGATTTTCATTTAATCTATCTTGTTCAAGTTTAATGGACTGGTCTTTATAATCATCAATTGCTACTATATTTGCATCATATGTTGCTTTTACAGCTTCTTCTTCCGCCTTAAGTCCTGCTAATACTGCCTCATATTTTGCTTCTGCTGCAATTATTTTAGCTTCTTTTACTTCTTCAATTTTATCTATTTCCTTTTGAAGTACCTTTTGAACTTCCTCTTGTTCTTTTTTAATTTTATTAATACCATATGCAACTGCTGCACCTAAAGCTACAAATGCCACAACGGCTAATCCTAATGGAGTAGCAATTGCTGCACCCAATGCTTGAAAAGCTGATGCTATTGCGGGTGCCATTAGTATCAGTTTGCCAATACCAACTGTAAGTTTACCTACTAACAATAGAACAGGGCCCATTACTAATAATATCTTAGCCCATTTCATGAGGTTTTCTTTCTGTTTATCATCCATATTTCTTATCTTCTCTGTAAGTTCACCTATCTTTTCACCCAAAGTTATTATAATAGGCATTACGTTTTCTTTAATAACTTCCCACAATTCTGTAAATAATACTTTCATTTCAGACATGGTAGCATTCCATTTGAATCCTACAGTTTGTTCAACTTCTTCAAATGCTCCTTGTAGCATCCCAGTTGAATTTGCAACGCTATTCATAACTCCATCTACAATTTCTGAATCCTGAGCAAGTACATTCATAACCCCTCTAAAGGCTCTAATATTTGGTATAATTTGTGCTATTGCTTCATCATCATCAGCAAATGTATCGTTTAATGTTCTCATAACTTGTATTAAACCATCTGGTTCTGAGGATGCCATATCTCTTAAATCTGCCATCGCTATTCCGGCACCATCTAACATCTTACGAGCTTCATTTGTAGGTTTCTGTAAGAACATCATTATACTTTGAAGTGAGGTGGCGGATTCTGTTGCTTCCGCACCTGTTCTGGACATAACTGCTATTGCTCCAGCTACTTGTGAAAATGCTATTTTGAGTTTACTAGCACCAGGTAATAATCTACCCAATACAGGTGCTATACTTGCGGCCTCAAGTTTACCTTCTCTAACTGCTGCCGTTAAAATATCTGTAGCTTGTGAGGCACTTAAATTGGCTGGTCCATATGCGTTTAATGCTGAGGTAACTGCATCTGCTATATCCGATATACCACCTAATCCAACTGCTGCACCTTTTGATGCCATCTCTAATACATCCATAGCCTCGGCACCTCTTAAGCCTGCTGAGGTTATGAAAAACAGTCCTTCTGCCATCTCTTTTGGCGCTGCTGCTACTTTTGGTGCCATGGCTAAAATGTCGTCTCCCCATTGTTCTACTACATTACCGGCAACACCAACAAGTCCAATTATTTTAGTCATTTCAGTTTCAAAATCTTTTCCCATTTTGAACGCTGCTGCACCTATTGCAAGAATAGGTAATGTTACATATTTGGTTAAGGAGCTGCCAAGTTTGACCATACCAGTACCAAGTCTGACCATACTTTTTCCAACACCAGCCATTGCTGCAGTACCTTTTACTTTAACTCCAGCCATGCCGGCATCAAAAGCAGTTGTATCTGCACCAACTTTAGCAGATACTTGACCTACTACAAATGCCATTTTAGTCACCTCCCCTTATTAGTTACTGTTCCCACTTTATCCATTTCGTTTGCTATTGCGTCTTCTGTACTTTCTGCAAAACTTCTATTGTTTTTATTTTTAAGCCATCTGCCGTAGCAAGAATCCTCTGGTAACCCTTGTACAAGCAGTAAAAATTTACGAAAAGTAATCTCATCGCCTAAACCAGCTTGAACTAAATCGATATTATAATAACGAATAAAATCAGCTTCAAGAGAACCCCAGGCCCAAAGTAGCAGTCTGGGGTCTACCCGTTTTTTACTAGAGTATCTGTTTTCTCTATATTATAGCCCCACTTGTCCATTATATCTGGGACTAATGTTGAGAAAACAAATTCAAGCTCAACTGCTCCTTCTGTTAAAAGTGTAACAAATTTTGGTCCGAACATTAAAATTAGAAACTCATCTAGCAAATCATCCGGAACGGCAAATATTGTTTTACCATTAACTTTTTTAATGCAATTCCGCATGTAAAACATGCCAAAAGCAAAAGGCATTGAGTTAGGTATTTCAAATACGTTACCTAAAAACTGTATTTTATGAGGTTTGTTTTGTTTATGGTATTCATTTAAAGCCTCATCATAATTAACAACTAATTCTGTTTCCTGAACTGCAATAACTTCATTGGTTTTTTCAGTAAGCAGATTTAATTTATCTCTATTTTTCTGGTCCAAACCGTTAGGCATAAGTTAATATCCTCCTAAGATACTACCAGGTTTTTATTAAGAACCTGGAGTTACTGCTGCTTTAGATGTTACTCTGAAATCAGCCCTAAATTTGTATACACTTGAGATACTGCCTGTTTCTTCATACGCTGTGAAGAATCCAGAAAGAGCAGTACCAAAACCGGTATTCCTGACCTGCTGTAATACAACAATAGTACCCGCTTCAGCTGCTGTTTTAAGTTCACTCTGTCCATCATCTGGTCCAGCTGCATCTTCTATTGAAATTCCTTCAAGAGCTGCTGTTTCACCAATTGAAATTGGTACAAACTGCTGCTGTAAAATGTTAGTGCCTACTACCACGTCTTCTGCGCCAGTAACATCTTCTTCCGCCACACTCAATGACCTGTTGAATGAGGTAATTTTAGCCACTACCTCGGAATCAACTGTTATAACCGTATTAGCGAATTTAATTTCGTCTGACATTATATTCACCTTCCTTAATTTTATAATCTATATTTATCGCCTGTTGATTCTACTCTAAATACGTAATGTGATGACCACTCATTTCGGCTTTTGGGGTCTTTACCTATACTACCCGGTGCTGTTATTACATAAGAGGCATGTACTGTACTCCCGCCTGCTATAAATGGTTCGCCACCAAACCCAATTAAGAGTTTATGAATCGCCATAATTTTTGCTATGGTTGTCAAATAATTTGTGTTTCTCACAAGTACCTGAATACCAAATTGGTCAACTGTCAATGAACTGGATTCTGGAATAACGGGTGCAGTTTCATCATATATAGTAATACAGTCATCTGGGGTTTCAGGCTGACTTCCTAAAAGAATATCAGTACCTTTAACTCCAACACCTTCTGAAACTAAATAATCTATGAGTTCATTACCTATCATTACAGTCCTCCCATTAACACGCTGCCAACATTTAATCTTAATGCGCTGTTTAATGCGTTTTGACCCATACTATTAACAGGGTCTGCCAAATAACGCATTTTTCTTCCTCTTTGGAAATTAGCATTGTTCTCATGCCATCTTACAGCATACGGCACTTTTGGATGTCCTGTGCCATACCCACCGCCAAACGATATAATAGCTAACGCCATTGCTATATCATTTGATGCCATTGATACCATGCCACTTCCTTGCAATGCACCTTCATCTAATGGTACTTGTGTAATTGCAACTTCTAATATTGCCTCACCTGCTTGGAAAACGGCATCTCTTGTTGCCATTAGTATTTTGTTACTAAGCTCAGGTCCACGCCAAAATGTCCATCCACCATTGGGGCCTGCTGTTCCTTGTGCCATATCATCACCTACTGTACATAACATTCATAATGGTGTGTTAGCCCGTCTCTTGGGTCATCTATCGGGAATATATCCATTACAGTCATTTCGGGTCTTACATATGGTGCTGTCTGAGCTATTTTCCATGTTGGGTGTTCAGGGTTTACAGGGGCATCATCTCGTAAATACACAATTGCTTTTGCCATTACAGTAGCACCTGTTTTATCAACATATTGGCGTTTCCCATATTCCACAAAGGCTTGTATATCTGTATGAGTCTCAGTAACAGATAAATCACCTGTGAAGTTTTTGTCTATCTTCATTATAGTAATTGTATGCGTCATTAGTTTTGCAAATTCTGGTCTCATACTACATTAATACCCCGTCTTATAATTCCTGAAGTAACTAAAATCATATCAACATATCCCATGCACGCGGGTACAACATTTATTGCTGTAGCACCTTTAGGGTTTGAACCCTTAGTGCTAAATCTGCCTAATGAGACAGTTTCACCTGATGGTGGTGTATCCCCATTATCATACAAGTAAGAAACCATTGATGCAACCCAATTTTTTACTGCTGCTATCTGACCTGTTGGTAATGTGGTAATGCCTTCATCTACTGTCCAATCTGATATTTTCCATCCATCTGCATCTATTACATAAGCGCCAATTCGGCTGTCCAATAGTTTACTTGCTACTGTTAATCTAATTGTAGTAGCTTCTGCTGCGGATTTTCCAGTTAATGTAGCATATTCTGTTGATGTGATATAAGGCATTATTCAACTCCTGATAATCTGTCTGCCAACTGAGATTTGTTCCCAGCCTTTGACAAACCTAATACTTCACAACGTTTTAGAAGCTCATCTTTGGTTTCTTCCATATACAATTCTCGCTGTGTTTTAGGTGCCGGTTCCTCTTTTAGTTCCTCTTCTTCAGCTTTGCCGAAAAGGTCTTCTTCACTGCCTTCTTCTTCTTTAACAAGTTCTTCAGCTTCTGCTGCAAGTGTTTCCAAAGGAGTTTCTTCCTCTAGTTTAACTTCTTCCGGTTTTGTTTCTTCTTTCAACATCTCAGGAACCGGGGGTTCTGTTGGCCCTGTATACATCTCAACTGCTCCCATATTATGGTAGCATTTAAAGTACACAAGAGGCATATCAACAATATCCCCCACTTCCCTAAATTTTGTATTATAGAAACGCCGTTTTAAAAACTTAGCTTTCATTTGCAGTCCTCCCAGAACTGATTACACTAAAAAGTGTATCTTAGCTACCTGCTGGTGCTAATACTGAGAAAGGATATCTTGCTGTTTCTGTGGGCTGAAGTCTATTAATAGGATTAGGTATCTGCCAAGCAAGTCTCATGGACGACCTAAGGGCTACCATGTTCTGCTGTGCAAGATTATAAAGAATTTCTTTAGTTGTTGGGTCCTGTATAACTGCTTCAGTTAAGATTTTCCAAGTGATATCTTTTCTAATTGAATACATCAACTGTCTCCACTCACCAGCGATGAGCAAGCTAGATGCGGGAATTATACTTCCATTTTTCGGGAACATCATTGGTTCGCCGTCTAATGTATAAATAGTTTTCCCCTGTACTCCTTCTTTGTTTAATGATTTGAATATTGGGTTATTTGTTGTATCTCTTAGACCTCTCAATTTACCCCTCATACTCATTGACGCCACATACCCGTCTACCATAAATCCATCCACTTCAACTTTGGCAACCATGCCGTCTTCTCCGAGAATGTCTTCATAAATATCTGTACCTGTGCCAAGTGTTACAAGATTTCCAGCTGCTGCTGCTCCAGTAACTACAGGGTCAGGCCAAATTGCCGGTGCATTTGTGCCATAGAATACGGCTTGGTCAAAAGCAAGACCATATGCTTCTAAAAGCTTAGGTTTAACTTCTGCCCATATATCATAATCTGCGTCATCCAAAACTGCTTCTGGAATAGCAACTATAACATTCAGTTCCTCAGCATCGAGGTATTTGTTTTCCCACATAACACGAGACAACTGCTTGTGCATTTTATCACTGGCATCTGTTCGTGCTGTAGGTCCTGGATTTGAAAAATATGCTGTGGGGAGAACTGACAGACATGGAATCCTTCTTTGAGCCCTGCTCATATTAGGTGCGCGATAAGCCAATGACATAACGGCACTTGATTCAGGTACATTCTGTATAATCTCTCTCTGATACTCTTCGGGCATAAGAGCTTCCGCTCCACTTCTTGGGATATAAGACACTTAAATCAACTCCTTCTAAAGTTTACTTGAGGTAAAATTTAACTTCTACCTGTTGCGCCTCTAATAAGACTGTTCATATCGAGGCCTGATTTTTTTCCTTTGTCGTCGCCCGTATCATCGCCAGCTTTTTTCTTACTTGTTTTTGTGTCTCCGTCTTCAACTGTTAATACAAGATAAGGTTTTGCTTTTGCTAATTTGGTTAATGCTTCTTTAACACCAGTAACTTTGCCATTGTCATCAACATTAACAAGGTCATGATTCATAAGAGCAAATGCCGCATCAGCGTCTCGGATTTTAAGTGAGTTAGAAACAACAATAACTTCTGCTTTAAGAAGTTTCTGATTTGCTTTTTCAAGAACGATATTTGCGTTTGATTCCGCATCCAACTTGTCTTGCTTCAACTTATCAGTTTCTGACATCGCTGCTTTTATTGCTTTATCAGTTCGTTTCTTCTCCCAGGATTTTGCTGCCCTGTCCAGCCTTTTGGTAATCATTGCGTCTACTTCAGCCTGTGTAAAAGACTTTCCTTCTGCACCAGCTTCACCAGCACCAGTATCAGTATCATCAGTATCTGCATCATCCTCATCGTCACCCTCATTATCTTCATCCCCGTCACCAGGAATTCCCATAATTGGTATCAATGGAAATAACAACATAAACCAAATTAACTTCTTCAACTTTTTACCCATAATATATATTCCTCCGTTTAAAGCCAGTACGGCTATATTTGACCAGATATTTTTTATGATGTATCCGTAACATCAACCTAATATTATATAGTATGTCAGAATAAGTCAAATAGATAAAAAAAAGGGGCCTTACAGACCCACTTTTATTAAATATAATGCTATACTGCCTATAAACAATAATCCACCCAGAAAAATGCTTATCTCCCTCAGTACGTCTTTTCTCATGCTACCACCCCAGTTCTCACAAATCTGAGAGCTTTTGTTTTTAATGGGCTGGGTGCTCCACATTTAACAATTTTACCGGCTACAATTAATTTCCAAGTTCCGGCACCTATATATTTTCCTTTGTAGTGGTCAAAATCATAAACTTTTTTAACCTCTGCTGTTCTTCCTGTAACTGGTTCAAAAAACATATAATCTGTTGAGTTGCCACATTCACTTGCTGTTTTAATAATCTGTATTTTCATCTTCTTGCCTCCCAATATAATTCATCGCTTTTTGCTTGTGCCATTTTACGAGTTTTGAAACTTCCAATATATTCTGATTTAACAACTATCTCATGGTGAAAACCTTTAACCTTTTCTTTGCCCTTTTTACAAGTGTCTTTTGTTAAATCATATCCAAGGTCTGTGGGTGTAATTGAATATACTATATACATTTTGTTTTTTCCTCCTCTTTATTACTACATTAATATAATATACTATATTACCTCATATGTCTACCACCAATTTTACTGTGTATAAAAGGGGCTGTAATAGCCCCTCTGTTGGTAATATATGTGTGAGCCTGTCAGCCTTAATGTCTCACACTTTTATCTTATATTAATACACCTATATCACCCCATCTTTCTTATACTGAGCGTATATGACAGCTAACTTCATTGCACTTGAGTCTGAATAATTTGTTGTTATAAATGCTCTATAAATTACATCACCCTCCCAATCCGGGTCTAATGTATCTGTGGTCTCATGAGAAACAGTTAATTCAATATCATTAAATTCATTTGCACCTTTGTAAGCAAATAGTCTATATGACATATTCTTTTTCTCTGAAGCCCATTCATCTATTAATATGTATATCCCGTCATCTGTATCAATCTCAATATACATCTTTTTAGTTTCATAAAGCAGTGCCATACCTGCTTTTCTGAGAACAGTATTATCAAATTCAACATGAACATACATATTTCCACCCGCTAATACTTCTCCAAATTTATCACGGTCTATACGTTCCACCATACCGGCTATTTCTTCTACTTCTGCTTTTGGTATTGTAAGGTCTTTTATTACACAAGTTAATGATTTATCATACCCATGGTACCCACCTCTGACACTAACCTGTCTGTTACTGTAGCCCTTATCTTTTAATGCTTTACGAACCTCAGTTGTTATTCCCTCTAATGTTTTAATATTATACATTTTTTTGTTCTCCTAAAATTTTATTCATTACCAAATCCATTGATATTGTACCGTCATTAGAAGTGTTACACTCTTTACAAATACTAATTCCTACTGCAGTGAATACTTCTCCTTCTTTTAATTCTTTACCACATTGTGCACATTTCATAATTTTAAAACTCCATTTCTGCCCCCCTGAGGGGGCAACTATTTTTAACAACTAATCCATTCTGTTTCCGGAACTTGCATTGTATCCAGCATCTACAAATACTTGTGCCATTGCTTCTGCATGTATACTTTTCTTCTGGTGTGACTGGTTATAATCGCCAATCCAAATATTAACGCCGCCATAATAACAATCCGGTCTTGCTAAACCTGCTTTTTTAAGCCAGTTAGCAAATTTACAGTTTCCCGGTTTAATGATTATCCATGCAAATCCACAAGCTCCATCGCTATATGTTTCACGCTGTTTGTGTTCTCCTGCTCCCCATACAACTGTCATCGGTTCAATCATTTTTGCTTTTTCTGCCACTTTTACTGCTGCTGCTCCTTCAATATTTGCTTTAACATACAATGATTTGAATTCTTCAATCTGTTTTAACTTCTTATCCATTACTACACCTAATTCTTTCTGCCCCCAATTAAGGGGGCTACGGTTTCCATTACATTAATATAATATACTATATTATGCTATTTGTCTATCCCATTCCAATTTCTTTAAAACATATAAATGCTTCTCTTTTTCTGAGGGGGTGTAAATACCTATTGTATGAATTGTTTGAATCACTTTTTGTTATATCGTGTTCATAACCCATTGCTATAAAAACATTGTTCATTATCTCTACTGACTTTTGTGCTTTTTCTAATGTTGGTACGATTACTGTGGTTGCATCTTTACTAACTATTAAATTTTCTATTGTGTACTTCTCATTGAATGGTTGTGTCGCTGTAATTACAAAATACATTTTGCTACCTCTTTCTTTATTACTACATTAATATAATATACTATATTAATACATTTGTCTACCACCAAATCAAAAAAAAATAGGCCCCCCAATTAGTAGGGGACCATTTTATATCCGAGTGATATAAATGAGCTTAAAAAGTAGCTTCTATTTTCATTAATGCTTTAGCAGTAGTCTCCCCTGCTTTACCTCTGAGCTTAGTTGGAAATATCTGTTCCATAAATTCTTTTTCCTGTTCCTCCATGCCGTTTGTTACTGCAATATCAATCAATTTAATTAGGTGTTTCATATCTTTTGCATGGTATCCTATATTGTGTGAGTATATATAATGTTCTAAATTACTGTCTGAGAAATGTGATAACATATCTGCCCTACATAGCCAATCTGGGAATATAACTGGTTTGCCTAATGCCCATGCTTCATATATTGTACTGCCACCATCTGCTATTATTACATCTGCATCCACAAGACCCTGCATAGTAGGATTCTTATCTCCAGTTGGAATTTTACTTGTTGGGTGAAGTGACAAATGTGATTCAAATACATCCGGTATCTCATGTATTAACCTTAAGCATTCTGGGTAACTGGACCTACCATGATGCTTAGTTGCATACCCGTGAGTTGGAGCCCAAAGTACATATGGTTTATCTCGTTCTACTCTTGGATATTCGCCATTAAATAGTGGGTCTAATTTTGTATATCCTGTAATAAATACTTCCCCTTTATAGCCCCCAGCCAGTATCTTTCTTTTCCATGCTGGCCCCGGTACCACAGCATATTTGAAATCAACAATTCTGTCTGCTCGCCAATATTCTTTATCGGCTATGCCGTGGGACATAAATACATCTTTTGGACCTACAGGCCATTTACCGTGCTCATTAATTCTCATACTACTAAAGAATCTTAAATTTAACTTTGTTGTAGGTGTACTTGAATAGCCCGCATTAGGTAAATATTTTAATACTGGATTTGCTAACGATTCTATTGCTTTAGAATAATGATTGTGCTTATGTTGTGCCATGTCATCATATATCATATTGAACCTATGCTTTGTTTGTGGATGAGCTTTTTTATACTGCTCGTTATTCCTATCTACTCTAAGACTTTTAATACTTCTTATCTGTTGAAATGATAATGAGGTATCCTCTATCTGTATTATTGTTTCCGCAAAAGGTAAAAAAGTATATGTATTAATACTTATTGGAAAATGATGTTTATTAAATACTGTTATAGCTCTTCTCGACATTAGAAATTCTCCTTTAATTCTATTATTTGTCCGTCTAAATAATTACCTTTTTCAATAAGGTCCATTATAAATTTAGCAACATCCTGAGGTTGTAACATATGTTGAAAATCGTCATCTGGTGCTATTTGTTTACGCATATCTGTGTTTACTGCTCCAGGACATACACAATATACCTTTATACCATATGGCTTTAATTCTCTTGCCAATGATAAACTGAGACTAATCACAGCAGCTTTTGTAGCCGCATACGCAGCTCTTCCGGGTCTTGGACCTAACCCTGCTGTAGATGCAATATTTACAATTACACCACCAGTTTCTTTAGCTATCCGAGCATACTCTTTACAACAATAAAAAACACCATTCAAATTAACATTAACCTGTCTATGCCAATCTTCAATATTTGTTTCTAATATACTCCCAATGCTAACTACACCAGCATTATTAATAAGTGCTTCTGGTACTTCATGTTCTAATCCTGACATAGCATCTTTAACTGTTTTATAATCTGAAACATCTACATCTGCCCATCTTGAGAACCCGTAATACATGCCACCACGTCTACAAACTTCTCTCGCTAGTTCTTTTCCAATGCCTCTTTCACTCCCCGTTATTATTACATTCATAAATGGCCTCCGCTATCTTTAAGTCTAAGGGTGTTGTTATCTTGATATTACCAAGTAGTCCATCAATTATTTTTGGCTTAGCAGACGTTGTCTGAAGTACCAAAGCAGCGTCATCTGTTGCATTATCTAGTGTGGTATGGTTATGAGCATCCACCAATAGTTTTGTGTAATATTTCTGGGGCATTTGAACTTCGCCTATCATATCCCTGTCTAAATATTCACCACCTCGTGTTAATACTGTGCTTACTGCGGGTGTAATGGGAGTAACAAACGCTCCATAGGTTTTTGCCACTCTTTCTATAAATTCGGCAGTTACAAAAGGTCTAACACCTTCCATTATAAGAACTGATTTTGTGGTAACACATTGTAGTCCACTTTTAACAGATGCCTGTCTATTTTTACCACCCAAGCATAGCTCAGCTTTTGTAATTTGATATTGCTTACATAACTGTAATACCTTTATCTCATCACAGGTTGGTATAATTATATTACCAATAATGTCCATGGACTGAAGGGTTTCGAGCCCATGAATCATTATTGGTTTGCCCCCAATATAGGCAAATTGTTTTGGAAAACCCAAACCCGCACGAATGCCTTTTCCGCCACATAAGTAAACAACATCTATCTTCATTTTTATATCCTCAGCTTTCTAAATACTTCTTCATATTTATATTTTTATGTCCTTTTTTATATCCATGTGCAATATGTGCAATAGTTGTTTGATTAGTAACCTCTGGAAAATCACAATAAAAGTATCGAGGTATTTGTGTAAAATCTTTATACTTTCTTAAAATTGGTGTTATAAACCTTGTACCAGTTATTATAAACATAGAAAAATTAGTACGTTTTTCACTCTTTGCTAATACTTTAAAATGTTTAGGAATATTATCAACTATTTCTTTAAATGCTGGATGGTGTTGTGTACATCCAAGAAACCCATTTGCTACATTTCCATGGAGCCCGGTCATACCAAATAAAGTTAAACCTTTAACTGTTTTATTGATTGGGTGCATACATATTGTATCAGCATCTGTATATATGCCACCAAACTGATATAGTATCTCAAGTCTCAGTAGGTCTGCTTTTGCTGTTGGATTAACCAAAAAATCATACTCTTTCTGATTCTGTAACTTGGGCAGATTATTATCATGCCAGAGCTTGAACTCATACCACGGATTTAAAGTTTTCCATACAGACAAATTATCTACGAACGGAAAATCTTTATCCCCTATCCATATCATGTGAATTATCTTTGGTATCATTTGTTATAATGTTCCTTCCATGCTTTCTTTATAGGCTCTGTATCAATTACAGGTTTAGGCAATATACTGTGAGCAATAGCAAAAATATGCTTACTTTTTATTAATTTTTTAGGGGTTAAATTAACTGGAAATTGCTCATCCCTACCCGTTCCACTAAGATAATCATTAAATTTAAAATGTCCACCTAATATTCTATCGCTCACTTTAAGCCATACAACTGGGATACCATATGCTTCTGATACGATAGTTCCATGTAGGCTTGTGGACACTATTACTTTGCATTGGTTTATCTGGTCTATTACTTTGTATGGATTATCCAATATATTAATAACCAGGATACCTGGGTTTAATACTTTAAATCTCTTTTTATCTATATAGTGAGGTATTAATCCAATGTCATACTTCTTTTTTGTTGACTTTGGTTTATATATCTCAGGCATTAACATTGCGGGGTCTCCGTATACCTCAGGAACCTTAGCATTTGGAAAACACTTGAGAATATTCTGTCTTGTCCACTTACCCCTAACATCTAAAAATGTTGCCTTATCAGCGTGCTTAATCTCCCCAAATTCATTCATATTTCTCGAACCATACCCCCATACAACATCATTAGGCCGTAAAGCAGCATTTAGCCCGCTACCAATACATAACAGTTTACCACATACATCTTTTTTAACATGATGAGTGTCCTGTCCGGATATCCACTTAATAATAATTGGAGTCAACTCATCACCAAAGTTCTTTTTCCTGTTTGCATAAAAACAATTAATCATATTTAACACCCTCTCTCACAAATCTTCTTGTCTGTTCATTACATTCTTGCCATTGCTCTTTTGTCATTGTTAGGTTGTGTCCATCTACTCTTGAATTATATATAGTGCATATTTCTTTAGTTGGTACAAATCTGGCGCCATGTTGTGCCATTCCCAGTTTAAAGACTTGCTCAATATAATCATTTTTAGTTGTAAAAGGTCCCCACTTCCAAAACTTCTTTCTAAATGGACAATGTGAACTACCACAAATTTTACCTTTTAATTGTCGGGCTGTACTGGCTTTTGAGTATATCTTATCTTTATGTCTTCTCACCCCTATAGTTCTCAGCCCCGAACATATAACATCTGCATTCTTCTCATACTTCTGTATATACTGAATTGCTTTTGGTACAACCTCATCATCAACATCTAAATACATAACCCACTCAGTATCACACAATTCAACAGCTTTGTTTCTTGCATATCCCATACTTTTATGCACTTTTATTGACCCTATTCTACATGATATATTGTGTTTTTTAAGCTCATATTCTGCCCGTTTAACACTTAATGGATTCCGTTGGGGCCCACTTATAACCATTACTACCATTGAAGGTTTAATTGTTAATTTACAAATTGAATTAGCCCACCTTTCAATGAACCTATCATATCCGTGATAAAAACTTGTAACAATACCAATATTCATTTAAAAATCTCCTATTAGTTCAGCTTCCAAATTAAGTTTCCTCTTTGCCCTCTGCTCAACTCTATCAATAACACTTACAACATCTCTTGAGGTTGCGTTTCCCATATTTAGTATAAAACCTTTACTATATGTAGCATCACCAACTGATATACCTTTTAATTTGTACACTTGTTTCCCAGGTTGTTTGAATACACTTCCGCAACTGGGATGATGTAAGGGTTGCTTACTTTGTCTATCTACTATATATTGCCTAACAATGTTTTTACAGTTGCCATATTCCAATTCAAGTTCTGCTGATAATATAATGTCATCATTAAATTGGAATGAACTTGTACGGTGTGAGAATAGTATTTCTGACCTATTTAATTTTATAATACCAAATCCTCTTAAAACTGTTACTGATTTAATAATATTAGATATAGGCCTTGTATACCCACCATTCATATAAATAGTACCACCGAGATTGCCTGGAATACCAGTTATAATTTCAATACCCTTTAATCTATTCTTAACACAAGTGTTCACCAGTGTTGGAATGTATACACCAGCCTCTGCTGTAACCGTGCTACCATTTACTTCTATTTTGTTACACGTCTTACCTATGTGTATTACAGTCCCTCTAATCCCCTTGTCTCCTACAATTAAATTAGACCCATTGCCGATTATGTAAGTAACCAAACCCAAACTTTCACAGACACTCATGATTTCTTTTATGTCTGATATACTGTTTGGTGTTATGAAAAAATCAACTTTACCACCTACTTTTAATGTAGTATGATTTTTCATTGATTCATTCTGCTGTACTTCAGCGATATTAGAAAGTCTTTTGTTTAATTGGTTGTATAACCTCAGTTGCAACATCAGTTGACTCATTCCATGCTCCTTTCAACAAGCACACGTTTAGCGTCTTTTGTATTGATTCTAAATTTGTTACGAACAGCTTTTATAGCTGTATCTCGTGATATGTGTGATACATATAAATCCTCTACACCCATTGATGCTGTAACCTCAGCTGACCATCTCCATTGTTTGTCACCACCTAATATGTCCATATGATTTCCTTTTTCCCAGACATCTTCTCGATATAGTGCTACTGGGTTTTCAAAGTCCTCAAAATTTGGACCTGTTCTTGCATAATAAAAATACTTTGACATATCTACTCCTTTCATACAATAACAGTATATATTATATTCTATGGAATTACAATACTGATATTTCCAACACCTGCTGGGGTCTCAACATTCTTCCATATATCAATCATTTTAGCATAGTATGTATCCGCTTCTGCTTTACTTGCTGCTGTCCTTGCCTTCTCATACCAGAAGTGACTTGTTTGTTCTTTTACAAGATTGGCTCCACCGGTTGTATTTACACCTTGCTTTAAAATAAAAGACTTAGGTGTATGAAATTGTATCTCAAGTACCTGTCCATTATATCTAAAATTACTGTTGATTCCTTTGTAGTATTTTCCACCCCAATAATTCTTCCATTTTACAGGGGTCATACCTTTGGAAATGAGGTTGTCTGCTACACGCTGTACCTGAGCAGCATAGGTGGCAGTATCATCCATTATATAAGTATATCTAACGGCATCTGAGATACCTGCAGCCTCGACGCTGTACGGTGAATAGCCCCTACTATCTCTGAACAAATTAGTTATCTTTCTGGATAGTGAATCTTTTGTTTTTAATCTAAATTCCAACCCGAAATTTCTTATACCTACTTTGTCCGCTGTGCCGGTTATTATATCTGTTATGACGTCTACTTGTTTCTTCGCTTTTGTGATTATCTGTCCTGCGTAATATTGACCTGGTCCGCTTACTTGTTTCCTTGTTAGCCCTACAATACTTTGCCATCCTTTTACACCCTCTCGATAATATTTACGAGGTAGATATGGATTATCTTTTAAATGCTTTCTCATGAGGTTTCTGTAGTTGTTTACCTTAACATGAGCCTTACCGGCATCTGTTACATCCATGGATGCTATTTCACGTCTTTTCCAATTCCTTACCTGTCTTTCTATACCGCGTTGTTTCTGTTGAGCTTTGTATGCTATCTTATTAGCTTTGTTCCATCCGTGTTCTTCAATTAACGCATGCTCAGATGGTGATGCACTTGTCTCAAGTTTTGAGGCTGATACTCCTGGGAAATAAGGTGATAATCTATGTACACAATTAGGATGAAATAATCCTCCTGATATAGCGGTACTTAATGGTCTAAACTTCTTGTTTTTACCACTTCTGGAAAATATCTTTCCCTGATACGGTGTACATAATTCACAAGCTCTAAAATGAGAACTGACCCTAACTAAATCGTATCCTCTCTGTTCATATCTTTTAAGTGAAGCCTCCACATTTGCATGACTCGCCATTGTCCGTGTTGCCATTTCTGAATAACTGTCTATGCTTACACGAGCACCATTTTTGTATGTAACAGACTGCAAACCCTTACGAGCGAAGTCATTAAGCATTTTCTGTGACATTTTCCGTCTAGTGTAAGTGGAGGATTCCTTAAAAAAGCGGTCCCCCGCAAGGGCTGCTGTCTGTTTGTAGATATCCTCTGCTGTTCTAACTATTTGTGTAGCCGTTCCTTTAAACCCTTCGTACATTGCTTTACGATAAGTATCATAAAATGTGAAATGACCTGGGTATGGTTTGAATAGTGATTTAGTAGCTCTCGGTAATCCTGGAAAGAATGTTAATGGACTCACTTTATCCACTAATAATGTTTCTGATGACATTGGTTGTACTGCTGGATTAATTTGTTTGTATTGAGCAAGATTACTTGTAATAGTATCTGCATCTTTGATACCTGCTATATAAGCTTCTCCTAAGTCTGTGTTTGCCCATAACTTCCAAGATTTTTCCCAACCCTTTGCCAACTGTTTTACTTTATGTTCGTATCTCAGTTTAGCAGGTATTAGGTTATTTGGGTTGTTATCTATGCTGAGGTGCATTTCCTTTAATGCTTCCCCCACACCATTAACAACTTGTTCTGCTGCGTTCTTTATTGCTCCTGTGCCTGAACTATTCGTTAACATCTAATTTAGTGTCCTCTTTCGCCCCTTCGGCACCTGTTTTATCCTTTGTTTCCTTATCTGTATCTTCATCATCCATATCAGTTGTTTTATCATATTCATTCATAAATGGTAGGGTATCTGTAGCATTCTCATCCATTATTAAATCAACTTCTTCTTCTATCTGTTTATCATCCCAATCTGGGTGAACCATCTGTACTCTAATAAATGTACTTGCTGATTGTGCTTGTTTTAATAAATTAACAACTTCACCGATTTCTTTAGGGTCTGATATAATGCTATCTTGTAACTCAATCTCAATCTCCTCTGGTTCATAAGTGCTTGACAATTCACTGGATACATCAAACTGTTGCACCTGTTCGAAGAACTTAGTTAAAGCATAATCCCAATAACGTGATTTCTTTTCTCTTGTGAGTAGGCTTTTACGTTCTTTTATTCTCAATGCTGTACCACTCTCTGCCTGCCCCTGATTTTCACCTAATCCAAATGTCTGTGGTGAGTATCCGCATTGACTTACAATGTTAGCAAGTAGTGAAGAGCATGTCTTCATATGTTCCTCTACTCTTAATTCAAACTGTACTATATCAATTGGTTTAACATTATCCCCTGCCATTTTCCATGAGGATAGGTTCAACTTCATAAATGCTTTTTTAAACTTTGAAAACTGTGGGTTATCTACAACTGTTCCGGATGCCTTTGTAATAGGCCCATGGTCCAATAGTTCTTCATCTATTAATAGTTGTCCCATACCCAGTTCAATATCTCTCATCCATGAGGTCCAAGCAAAGTCTAAACTATCCATTAAACTAATACAGCCATTGTAATCATTAATACCTAATGCTGACCCTGGTGCCAATGTATTTGGTTTTTTATTAGGTATATAAACACAACCTAAGCCATCCATTTCATATTCTTTGGGTTCCAAATCTAAGTCTCTAGTAGCATCGATAGACCTGAAATCAACTACTCTACCTACTTTATCCGATTGTCCTTTATACAAGCTATATTCAATATGTAGTTTATTATCTACACGAGAACGGTTCTCAAATAATCTCCAAACTGTTCCACCATCGTTTTCTCGAACTACTCTGAAAAATAATACCTCACATAATATACCATATCTGAATTTTGGGAATGCCTGCATTGGAGTAACAATACTTACAATAGGCACATCTAACAGGTCACTATCAATATTCAACTTAAGAAATACACCAGATAATGCTGCTGCTATTTCCGCACCCTCTAATAGTTTACTACTGAATTGATTTTCCTTTAAGAATTCCTTTACACGTTTACCCCCAGCACTATCTTCTTTATATCTGAATATTGGTTCCTCTGAGAATAGCAACGCTGCTGAGATACTTGCTACATCATTTGCTACAGGTAGATGAACTATATTAGCCCTATCTTCTATCTCTGTTCTATGCCAAAATCTACTCTTTTCCACTCCTGGATATAATACTTGTGTACTGTAGAATTTTAATAATTCCATTGGGTCACCCGAGTACCAAGCAGCATATTCAGTATATTTATGATACCATGTTAACCATTCTACTGGTGGAAATGCCGTTCCTTCTTTAATAAATGCCATTTCATTTGCCCCCTTATGTTTCTACGTTACCCAGTAACGCTGCTTTGGACGCTGCCCATGCCGTTAAAGCATCCGGGTGATGGTCTTCTGTTTTATCAATAACTTCTGTTTCAACATTTTTATAATGATACTTTTGCATGAATGTCTTAGTGTCCTTATCTTGTATATCAATTAAATCGTTTTCTAATAAATATCGTACCACCTGGATTCCCAATACCTTATATTTACCAAATGCTACTGGATATAATTTAGTTTGTGTGCTATTGTACCTCAGTACCTTCTGTAATGTTATGTTGCTATCCTTTGGTGCAAAATCCGCATATATTACGTCTATCCCATATTCCACACATATATCCGATATCTGTTGACACCGTTCTGTTAGTTCTGTTAGGTGCCATGTAAATGTAATAGGTACTGTATACTTTTCCTTCCGGTCTTGTATTATGTGCATTACTGTGGTTCCGTGCCCCCAGTCAATACCGGCTTCTGTCATCATACCCTTTTCAAATCTTAGATTTCTACCTCTTTCCCATGCCTGCTCTACTTGCTCATAATTATATATGGTTTCTTCCATAGAAGGTCTTTTAAGTTCATATTCACTTTCCCACATATCTAATGTTACTTGTTTTCGTTTCCTTTGCAGTTCAGCCTCTGTCCAAAATCCTCTTGGTAACTCTACCTCATGTATACACCACGGAAAATACGCTGCTCCTCTATCATGTCTACTGTCTATTAAGTCTGCCATCATACCAAATGGATGATGTAATGTACTACTTGCTACAATGTTATCTTTTATACCATAATTTAATTTAGGTTGCCCCAATGCTGAACTAAATATAAAAGCATCCATCTCATCTACTTCATCCAACCTCAATTTCTGAGGATGTGGTCCCCTTACTGATTTACCTGATGCTGCTAACGCCTTTACCCAGGAACCATTTTTAAGTCTATAGCCCTTACCCGCTACTTGTCCAGTCGTTAATAGATATCTTGGTGCTTTATCCCTACTCCACATCTGGTCTAGGTATGTAACAATGTTCTGAGACTGTTCTAATGCTCCACCTAATACAGTTGTTCCACACTTAGGTTTAAATATACTTTCTAAATAAGCAAGTATTGCTATATCCTCTGTTTTACCACTACCTCTCATTGCATGCCATATAGAAAAATCCTCTTCTTCAAAAAACGCTGCTGATATAGCCTCTAGTGGACTTTTATGTGTTGGACAATATGCTGGGTGTGGTATACGTCTATCCAATACGGTAGCACAATAGACTCCAAGGTGTTCTAAAGACCTAGGTGCCATCTCATGAAAGTCTGTGCCAATATCTACTAATAATGCTGTCATTTAGTTGCCTTATCTTTTTCCCGTTTCTCATCTTTCTTATATTGATACAACGCTTTAAATGCCGAAGCTATCTGTTCTGTAGCAAATGTATGTTCAACAGTAATTGGATTGGTTTTATCCCCGTCTATACTGCCTTCCCACTTCTCAACAAACAGACCAAGTATTTTACCTAGGTTCTCAAGTGCCTTATCTTTGCTATATAATTTGAATGAAAAAGAACCATTAGGATTAGTTCTTACTTCTGATACTGCTCTTGTATCTACATCTTTACTATTCTTTAATATAACAATGGTTTCACTCTCCCAAATCGGTTCTCCTTCTTCTGTCATTTTTCCTGAGTCCTTAGCGACTGTTTTATATTCCAGATAATTCTTAATGTCAGTAAATGCCAAATGACACAATTCTGCTATAACATTCTCTACAGTTGCTTTATTCTCTTCTAATACTTTTTCTTGTACTTCTAACAGTGCTGCTTGTATTTTAGGACTTCTAAATAGGTTACTTGCTCCTGCATAAATTGTACTGTCTTTCATGTTTTCACAATTATATGCTTCTATATAAGCATCCTTTTTAGTATACCCTTCTAATATTAAATCTTTAAATTTTTGTTGTTTTGAGGTCAGTTTCGTCATATGATTTATACTCCTCTATATAGGAACCACCTATACAATGATAATAATGTATAGGTGTTTTATAGTCAATTACATATAGGATATATAATTTAATATAGTTTTATATATAAATTTACTTTTTGATTACGCTCTTTTGCAGTATCCTCCTGAGGTTTAACGCTACATCTAATACTCCTGAGTTCTTCTTCGCTAATGTATTACACATTTCTGCTCTCATGTTTGCAAATACTGGGTCTACATTTGGGTCATTATCTGATGGATTTGGTGATGTATCTTTAAATGCTTCTTCATGCAAATATGTTTCATATTCGGTCAGTTGTCTTATTTGCTTAGTTACTTCTTCTATAAGCTCTTCTGGTGCTGCTGTTATATCGCTTTCCATATACTTTCCTGGTAGTCCTTTAAATCGTACTATTACTTCATCTACCTTTTTGGACCACTTGATACTTTTTATTGTTCTTGTTACTGATGCTTTCCCGCCTACTTTATATACTTTTCTATAATGCATGTCTTCCACCTTTTTTATTAATATTCTAAGACTTTCTGATGTTATTGGTACTGTTCTTTTCATCGCTAAATCAAACTCTTTTATTGCTTCTTGTGTTTCACTTAATATCTTTATCATCTTTATTCTCTCTTAAAGAATGTGACCTGGATACAGCACTTCTCATGTTAAGACTTTCCAAATGTTTCATAATCTTTTCTATCCATTTATACATAATGTTCTCCCTTCCCTAATCACATTCCTTCATATTCGCTTGCTGCTCCACATTCTCTGCATTTGTTATATATTCCTAACGAACAACCGTTTTTCCCATTATCGATTATCCTTATAAGACTCCCCGTACTTTTGTTAAATTCTCTTGTGTATTCTGTTGTTGTTATTTCAGATATTTTCCTACTGTGACATTCTGG